TAGCAGAAAATAAAACCGATTTCATTATCTGTCAAAAAGGGAAAGGACATTATCCGATTGTTGGCTATCACACAATTATGACAAGCGAAGGTGATACCACTATTGTCTTAGAGATTGGAAAAAGAATTGAGGGCTAGTTATGTTTGAGAAAGACGGACAAACAAAAAGAAGAAACACAAGATAAGGAGTAAGAGAATATGACAGTAGAACAGAAAGCAGAAGAAATAGCAAATAAAAGGTGTCACGAAATTATGTGCTTTGGTCATTGTAATTTTAGTAGTCCTAAACATCATAGATGTGGAGAATGGCACAGAGAATATAATTGTGCTTTAGACGGTTATCACGAATGTCAGAAGGAACACGAATGGCACGACTTGGAAAAAGACCCGACAGATTTACCAAAACATACTAATTCTGTCTTGGGATATTGTCGTGGTGATTATTATGATGTTTGTTTTTTTAATGGAAAAAGACTTATAGGACACGGAGAAAGTGATTTCTTGAAATGGAAGGAGATTGAATAGATATGGATTTAGTATATGCACCAATGGGTAAAATTAAAAAGAAATGTTTGTGTTGTGGTAAGATTATGGAACTGCAATTAACGGAAGGTAGGGATTTCTGTGACAGGTGTTTTATAGTTGTATGCCGAGAAGTATTCAGTAAGGCGAATGACGGAATGACAGTAAAAGAAGTAAAAGAAAAGATTAGAAAGGAGATAGAATAAAATGATTGGATTTCTTTTTCATATTTTTATGCTTTGTCAGAAATTATAAGGAGTTATAAATATGAATACAGCTATTTCTTTTGATAAGGAACTATTTATCTATTATTTTGATGGTGGTAGATTTGTATGTAGAATTTTAACTCCGGATATAAGATTTATGTTTAATTATTTTGCTTTTTATTCTGATGATGGAGTTAGATGGTATCCTAATCATAATTTAGAGCTTTTGCTTATTAATGCAGCTGTTGATTATTCTGTTTGGGATTGGTAAATGTCGTAAGGTGGATTTTGAAGAAGTTTTATGTTCTTGTTTATTCTGTTTTCCAAGTCCACCTTTTCTGTTTTCATTCTGATTAAGTATTCTTTCATAGATTTTAGTTTACAACCTATTTTATTTCGTGTCAAAAATTAGACAATATATGAAATTGTAAAATTTATACTTCTTGTATAAGAAAAGTTTGTTGTATTCGGTATATAGTACCAAAAATAATGAGTTCCATTACTTCCACCGCCATAAGTTATTTGAAGTCCGTTTCCGTCTGCAATACCACCACTTACAAAAGTAAATCCTATTACATTTGTTTCTGTGATTTCTGTAGGGAATCCATCTATTTGGACATACCCATATTGAGCATTTTGAAAAATGCTTCTTGATTTATTTACTGTAGCAGTTTTTATTTTGCTTCCTGCAAGTAAAGAAGAATTTTCTGTAGACATAACATCTTCAATTTCAATTTGCGTTCCTGCTTCATATTCTTGCTGTGTTGCAGTTGAAATTGTAACATTCATTTTTGTAAGTCCTGCAATCTGTGTTAGACTTAGAAGATTTGCCCAAGCGTTTAATCTCATATAGACAGTTGTGCCACTATAAGAAAAGGTTTGTATTTTTTTATATACACCAAACAATCTTTTTATTTTTGGAATAACAAGGTAATTATCATCAGAACTTTGACTTATAAGATACAATTCACCACCACGACTTTGAAGCAGGAATGTACTTGTTTTCGCACTCATATTTTGAATAAGTCCTTCTATTTTGAAATATGAATATGAACCCGTACTTGTACCTTGTGTAAACAAATATTGTATACCACCAAGCCGATTATCTATTGCGTTTGCAATTGCCGTATCTCTTGCACTTGCTTCTGAACTGATTGCACTTGCAACTCCACCACTTGTTGCAGGTTGTGTGCTTCCACTCGCAATTGTGTCTGTTGCAGTCATTCCTTGTGGAGTAATATTACCATCCTCATCAATATAAATTCTTCCTGTAATATTTGAGCCACCTTTTATTGTGAAATTAGTTGCTCCGCTTCTTCCTGTGGTTAATGTCAATGTATAATTTCCACTCAAATTCTTCGTATAGAAATTATAATTTTTTGAACCTGTATTTTCATCATCAAGATATAATGTAAAAGTTTTATCTGCGGTCATTGTTCCTGTGAAACCAATTGTATCATAGGTGACATCTGCTTTAGGCATTGCTGTATCTGTTGGAATTGTATACCAACGGATTGAATCTATAGCGTTTGTTTTATTACTAGCTTCTTGAATCTTTCTTAACATAAGCTGCAATTGGTCAGATTGAGTTGGTTGTGGTTTACCAAAAGAAAACTGTATGTCATAAACACCCCAAAGCCATCTTTCGGTAATACTTAATATTTGAGCTTTTGCAGATTTTCCACTGAAAGCAACAGTTATAATATCACCTATATCATATTGCTCTCTAAAAATATACGGACATTTTGCAAGCCCATTCCCACTCATCATAAGTGTCTGTCCGTACTGTGTAAGCATAGAAACAGCTTCAGCTTCATATTCATCTTCACTTGTCATTGAAGACTGATTGTCCCAAGATTCAAATCGGTCTAGTCCTTCTGGTGTTCCATCTTCGCCTTCGTAAATATCTCTATTATCGTTTTGACCTTTACCACCAATATAAATTGCGTTACTAAAAGAATCCGAACTATCAGTAAAATTACCGTTTGCGAGTGATTCATAACTTGTGTCAAATCGTACTGTCTGTGAAAGGTCTGTACCTTCAAAAACTTCAAGCGACAATCCGCTTCCATCAAAAGCCATTCGCCAACCGATTTCTGATTGTGTCGCAATAGTCTTACAAACTTCATAAAGATTTGTAAACTGTTCACTGACGGCATATTCTTTTCCAATAGCATCTGAACTTGCAGGAATTGTGTTTGAAATTGGCAGCTGCCTTTTTGTTTCTGCGTTTGTTCCGCATTGGTCTTTGATAAGGTTACGCAGGACAATTTCACCTTTATCCGTCATAACCCACAATCCATTTGAGTTCATATTTTTAATAACACGTCTTTTCAAAATATATCTGGCATCATAGCCTGTTATCGTTCGGATTTGACTTCCTTTTCCGTCTTGTCCGATTGTGTCTTGTATTGTGATAATTTCTCCGAAGTCATGAGGGTTGTTCCCGAACTGACAGAACAAACCTCTTTGAAATAATAAGGCATTAGGAATGTTGTAATTTATCGTGATTGTAAAAGTTCCTGCTTCATAGATATTATGTTCAAAAGACACTTCTTGAAAATCGTCAATGATTGCCTGCAACACAAAAGCGGAATTTTCATATTTGTAAAGTTTAATCTGCGGTTTGTCTTTATAACTCATTCTATACCCCTATATATTTCTGTCTGAAAATAATTCTACCATTTAAGTTTCCTGAAGATTTTGAAAGCAATATTTCATTTTTCCCAACTTCAAGATTTAATGTCATATCGCTATCTTGAGTGAGTTTTGAAATTAAATTTTCTGCAAGAGCAAAATCTGATTTTATAACTGTTCCAACAGCACCAACAACTACAAATAAATTTAAACTTTCTGAATAAGTTACTGAGTATAAAATAGTTGAAACACTACTTGTTCTACTAGTCCAATTTATACCATCAGAACTTGTTAGAATTGTTCCTGAATCTCCCACAACTACAAATAAACCTAAACTTTCTGAATAAGTTACTGAGTATAAAGTAGTTGAAATACCACTTGATTGAGAAATCCAATTTATTCCATCAAAACTTGTTAGAATTCTTCCAGAATCTCCCACAGCTACAAATAAACCTAAACTTTCTGAATAAGTTACTGACCATAAAGCAATTGAAACTCCACTTGTTCTACTAGTCCAATCTATACCATTGGAACTTGTTAAAATTATTCCAGAATTACCAACAACTACAAATAAATTTAAACTTTCTGAATAAGTTACTGACCATAAAGTAGTTGAAACTCCACTTGTTCTACTAGTCCAATCTATACCATCAAAACTTGTTAAAATTCTTCCAGAATCTCCCACAGCTACAAATAAACCTAAACTTTCTGAATAAGTTACTGACCATAAAGCAATTGAAACTCCACTTGTTCTACTAGTCCAATTTATACCATCAAAACTTGTTAAAATTCCTGAATTACCAACAACTACAAATAAACCTAAACTTTCTGAATAAGTTATTGACAAAAAATCAGTTGAAACCCCACTTGTTCTACTAGTCCAATTTATACCATCAAAACTTGTTAAGATTATTCCTGAATTACCAACAACTACAAACATTCCTAAACTTTCTGAATAAATTATGGAATATAAATCAGTTGAAATTTCACTTGTTCTACTAGTCCAATTTATACCATCAAAACTTGTTAAAACTGTTCCAACAATGCCAACAGCTACAAATAAACTTTCTGAATAAGTTACTGAACGTAAATTAGTTGAAACACCACTTGATTGAGAAATCCAATCTATACCATTGGAACTTGTTAGAATTCTTCCAGAATCTCCCACAACTACAAATAAACCTAAACTTTCTGAATAAGTTACTGACCATAAAGTAGTTGAAACTCCACTTGTTCTACTAGTCCAATCTATACCATTGGAACTTGTTAAAATTCTTCCAGAATTACCAACAACTACAAATAAACCTAAACTTTCTGAATAAGTTACTGAGTATAAAGTAGTTGAACCACCAATTGATTGAGAAATCCAATTTATTCCATTGGAACTTGTTAAAATTATTCCAGAATTACCAACAACTACAAATAAACCTAAACTTTCTGAATAAGTTACTGAGTATAAAGTAGTTGAAACTCCACTTGTTCTACTAGTCCAATTTATACCATTGGAACTTGTTAAAATTATTCCAGAATTACCAACAACTACAAATAAACCTAAACTTTCTGAATAAGTTACTGACCATAAAGTAGTTGAAACTCCACTTGTTCTACTAGTCCAATCTATACCATTGGAACTTGTTAAAATTATTCCAGAATTACCAACAACTACAAATAAACCTAAACTTTCTGAATAAGTTACTGAACATAAATTAGTACCAATATTGGATAAATTAAAAATTAAATCTTCTTCTGTTACCAGCTTCTGCCCCACATTGGTGTTAATTTGAATTCCTTTTTGAAAATTCCCATTTAATTTAATCAATTTATTTTTAGTAAAATTTCTTATTTGTGGATTTGTAACATTATTGGTAAAAAGGTCAACTTTTACACCGGTAATAATATCACCATTATTCATAATTTCTTTTCTTGAACCTGCTTTCAAGAAAATGTTTGTTTCTTCCAAATCTTCCCAATAAGGTTCACAAGCAACCCAAGTCAAACTAGCTCTTGGAGTTCCGACATCATTACTGTTATGAGTTGGAAATAAAGGAATTTGAGGAATACATTTTATTCTCTTACTGATAAAATTATTTGTATAAATTAAATAACCTTCACCAAGCTTTGGATTTAAAATATGAATTAATTCACGTCTTAATTGATAACGTAATTCCAAATCCTTGTTATCCTGTATTTTTAAGATGACACTTAATTCTCTAGGTTCAATTAAACCATCCAGAAATACAGAACCATCTTGAAAAGGAACTTGCTGACTTTGAATATTTAAGTTTGTATGAGAAAAACCTTCCCATTCAATTATACCATAATACCCTGAAGTTAAATCTATTTCATCACCTAATGAATTTCGCCAAACAAGTTTTTGCATTTTCCGTTCTCCTTATATAACACCATTTATAGCCATTTGTCTGTCATATTGTTTTAATTGACTCATCATAGCGTAAGCTGTAGTATCTTTCAAATTATTAAATGTAATGCTTTGATTAATAGTTTTGCTGCCCATTCCAGAAAGAGCTTTGTTTGTATTACTTGCATTAAGAACTTGTTCACCGCCTCTGAATTTTATCAATTCAGGTCCTGCTTCACCTACTAAATGAAGACCACTTGTTGCATTATTTGTTCCTGTTGCATAACCACCAAACACAGAATTAAGAATATCATCAATTCCGGAAATAGTTTTATTTGCTTGGTCAAATACCCAAGACAAATCTCGTCTGATTTCGTGGAATGTTGTTTCTGTAAATCCTTCAGAAAGTCCTTTTGTAATTGCTGCACCAATAGCTTCAATTTCTGATTTCATACTTTGAGTATAAACAACAGACTGAACAAGCATCTTACGAATCCATTGCTTCATATTATCCAAGAAATCACTTTGGTTTAATCCGCTGGAAATACCTTCAACTAAACTGCTAGCTAAATCACCACCTAAATCAGAAACAGCTTCTTTGAAGTTTCTCATTGCTTTTTCAAAAGAACTTAATTTTTCTTCAGCTTGTTCTAATGTCTCTTCAAACTGTTCTTCAATTTCTTCAAGGTCGCCAAATACTTGTGAAATAACATCTTCAACTCTTTTAGCGTTTGCACTTGCTTCTTCCCATAAATCATCAAGTTGGTTTCTTATAGAACTTAAATCACCACCTGTAAGCAAAGCCTCTGTAAGATTTACACCAACTTGAGCAAGTTTATCTTGGAACGATTCTGTGTATACTGCCAATTTAATAAGATTTTCTCTAATATAATCTTTCATTGAAGTTAAGAAATCTTTTTTTGTTGCTCCGTTAATTATACCATCAACCAAATCTTCACCAATGGTTTTCCCTGAAGCAATAACTGTATCATAAACATCAATTAAAGATTCCTGAATTAATATCTTTTGTTCATCAAAAACAATTTGCATATAACTTCTTAATTCTATTAATCTGTATGTTAAAGACTCAATTGAACCTGTAGCATAATCAAGTAAATCTTGTGCTTTTTCTCTAGCTGAAAGTTTGTTGTATTGGTCAAGAAGTTCATAATACTGTTTACCTGCATTATAAATATCGTTATATGATTCTACAATTTGTTTGTTTGATTTAATTTGTTCTTCATATGAAAGTATAACATCACGAATTATTTTTTGAGCTTGACTTCTTGATTCAGTCAAGGTGGAAACTAATGAATTGTATTCTTTTTCCAAATCAGATGCTTGTTTCTTCAAATCGGAAAGTTCTTTATTGTAATTTGATATAAGTCTATCAAGTGTTGGGTCTGTTGTTTTTTCTTTGTCTTTCTTTAATTCTGCAATTCTAGCTTTTACTACATCTTCCCTTGCTTTAATTCTAGCACGTTCAGCATCAATATCGGCATATTTTTCTCTAATTGTTTCTTTGATAGAATTTGTTAATTCTTTATAAGCTTTTACATTTGCCACTAATCTCACAGAAGTTGATGTTACGCCATTTTTAATATCTTCAAGACGTCTCATAAATGTTTTTAGAGAATCTGAAGATTTATCAGCAGCTTCACCAATAGCCTTAACTTCATCTTTTGTTTTTGATATTTCTGTAGAAATTCCACTTGCAAATCCAGCAGCAGTTAATGCCGCAGCAGCACCAGCAGCCGCAGCAGCTGCTTGAACATAATCTTGAGTTAATGCTTTGACAAGTGCTATGGCTGAAAGTTGAGCTGCAAGTGATTTTAATATATCAGATAAAGCATCTAATGCAACCGCAGCAAAACTTCTAAAACCGTGTCCTGCTCCTGTAAGGTTTTCACCAATCATTGAAAACATTTCAGCAAAAGCTTCTGTTGAAGTAGATATTGTTGATGAAATTACATCACTCCAATCATTGGCTTTTTTCTTCAATTCTTCTTTTGTTTTTTCCCAACCAATTTGAATACTCTTAAAGAAATCATCCCAAGCACTAGTTGAAGATTCAACTGCTGACAATGTACTTGTTTTTAAGTCTAAATTTTCCTTTTTACTTTTCTTTACATATTTTTCTCTTCTGCTTGATACTTTATCCATATCCTTTATGGCTTTATCAGCAGCGTGTCCTGTTGCTTTTTCAATTTCACTTTCAACTTCTTTTATTTTATTTTCAACACCAGTCAAAGATGAAAGGTCTACAGATTCAAAAGGTTTAACCAAGTCCCATTCTTTCTGTCCCAACCAACTTCTGATTTTATTCAATTCTCCAATTAAGGTATTTATTCCTTGAATTATAGCATTTATGGTTTTTGGAAAAGCATTTAATATTTTTGAAAGGTTGTCCAAAACAGAATCAACCATTCGTAAAACAGTTAATTTTGCATAAGACCAAGCTACACTCCAATCACCTTTTATTAATGCAGTTATTAATTTAACAACATCTTGAAATATCCTATAAACATTATTAAAACTATCCCAAGCTGCATCTTTCCATTTGTCAAATAAACTTTCACCATCACCAAAAACTTCTTCCAAAGCTGAAAATAATTCTTTGAAGTTTTCCCATATTGTAGTGATTATATCTTTTATTGTTTCAGCTGCAATTTCAAATCCTGCTGCTAAACTTGCAAAATCTATCTGTTTAACAAATTCAGATAATTTACCAAATGTTTCTGCACTCTTTTCAGCAAAATTATCCATAATAGGAAGTAACTGATTTCCAACAGTTTCTTTCAAATTAATTAAAGCGTCTTTTTGTTTATCAAAAGAACTTTGAGCAGCAATAGCGGCACCACCGTAGGTTGTATTTAATTCTTCAAGAATCATATTTTGTGCTTCAAGAATTTTTCCGTTTTCAACCAAGATTTTCATTTCATCTTTTTGCTGCTCTGTAAATGCAAAACCTTGTCTTTTTAATGAATCAAGTCCTTTAATTGGGTCGTCAAGAGCTTTACCAACAGTCTGAACTGCACTCTTCAAATCCATTCCCATTACTGTAGCCATATCAGTTATCGCTACACTCGCACTTTCAAAAGTGTCTTCTGTAATGTTTTTGAATCCAAGAAGTACAGACTGCATATCCTGAACTTCGCTAACCGTGTAATTTGTACTTCCAGCAATCTTTTCAGACATCTGAACCATTTCTTCAGATGTTGTCCAAGCTGTTGCTCCTGTTACTTTTAATGTATTGTTAAGAATATTTAATGATTTATTTGCACTCTCTGCTGCTTGTACTGACGCCTTTCCAAAATCAACAATAGATTTCAAACCAGCACCAAGACCAACAACTGAAAAAGCACTTTTTAACAGTTTAGATATTCCTTCAACACTCTTTGAAGTTTTCTGAATTGAGGACTGAGCTTTTTTCATCCCATCGTTAAATTGTGATGTATCTGCACTGACTATCGCTTTAACTTTGTAATCACCTTCAGCCATTTTTTCAAATCCTCTCTTTTACATCAATCTATTTACAAGACTTTCATCAGCAGGAATATCTATTCCTGGAATAGGTCCATTTCTTTCATTTTCAATTTCGTCAGGGTCTTTACCCCAAACATAACTAGCAATATAAATTGCTAAATTCTTTTGATTGATTTTCTCAATCTCTTTTTTCTGGTCAATTAAAGCCATTATTTTACGCGGTGTGGATTCCCAGAAATATTCTTCAGTCTTACCTAACAACAATATTTCAGTTAAAAGGTAAGACCAAGGAAATTCATTTATGCTTCCGTCACCGCTTCTTTTTTTTCTGCTTCATCTTGTGGTAAAGAACCATAGAGCGCCTTTGAGAAAATTTCAGTCACTTTCTGAATATCGCCCATTCCATAATCTTCAAGAATGTTTTCCTCAGTTACTTCAGGGTATTTATTACCTTCAGAATCAGTGAAAGCAGATTTATCCTTCAAGCCAATGAAAAGCAAATGAGGGATTGTTTCAAAAGGTGTTTCTTCAATCTGCTTTTGCATTTTTTCAAGATTCTTAATCCCTTTGTATTCTTTTTCCAATTCAGCCCAAGCTGAAAAACCAAATTTGATTTCGCGCTCTTTTCCGTGAATAAACAAAGTTACTTTTTCTGACTGTACTTTGTTAAGTTCTTTTGTTTCTACATTTTCCATTTTATTCGTCCATCCCTATCAAAATAGAATTACTCCTAGCCGAATTTATTTCCAGCTAGGAGTTATAAATTATTAAAGGTCAGCGTCTGTCATTGGTGTTGCACCAATACCATAGTTATCCTTCAATCCAGCTGTTACAGTTACAGCTGCTGGTGCATTTGCATCTTCAGCAGGTGTGAATGTAATTGTTGGAGCAGTTGCAGTTCCACCGAATGCAATTGTACCTTCAACAAATTCGCCACTTGCATCTGTAACAATAATTGTTTCACCAAGTTTAGCAGAAGCCTGACCGAATGAAACATTTGCACCGCCTTCTTTGCTTCCTGTAAGAACTACGGTGTTATTTGAACCACCTGCAGCAGTTACAGTGAATGCACCTGTATTCTGAGCAACAGAAACAACAGGAGCATTAAACCAGTTTTCAATAAGTGAAGCAGGTACATCAGGGTCATCAGTTCTGATTCTTGCACCAATTGTTCCTGACTTCTGTCCATCTGGAACGAACTGAGTTTTAACGAACTGAGCCGTAAGATTCTTATGTCCAAATGTAAGTGAATCACGCTTTGTTTCACCACCACTTTCTGGAACTGAGAACTTACCTTTTGCATACCAAAGATAAGTGTAAACAGCATCACCACTTTCATCTGAACCAGCCATAAGAACTTTTGCACCAAATGCAAAATAAGGACTCTGGTCGAGGTCAGTTTCAATTGTAACGCCATTCACTCTTCTCTGTCCCAACATCTTTGCTTCACTTTCCGGTGTAATATCAATCATCTCAAGAGACAATTCTGTATTACCACGGTTATTCTGAGCAAAGAATGCACCGTCATCTGCGTAGTCTGTTTCTACGCTAGAGTTTGGATTGATTGTTGCAACTACAGCACCTGGAATGGCAAACGGTGTATCATATACAATGCCATTTGCATCATCTGAAAGCACTTCAGCAAGAACCAATCCACTTAAACCAATTCTAGGTCTTTGATTCATTTTTTATTCCTCCATTAAAGAATATTTATATCAATTAAAAATTGACTTATTGAAACTCATAACCCTATGCTCAGCATCCGGGTCTGGGTCTGCAACCTCACCATTTTGTGAACAATGCCACAAATCTTCATTCATTACTTCTGCCACAGCTATTGCAATATCTGCTGTAGAAGTATATCCATCAAGCTTCTTTGAGAATATATGTATTTGAACTGAACAACTACTTGCAGCAGCTTTATTATCATTATATTCATCATCACTTTGATTCATATCCATAAAAATGATACAAGGAAAAACCTCAAATTCATCTGGCCAAGCATTTAAAATATAATCATCATCAACTAAAGCAGTTATTCGAGAATCATTAAGAAGCGTATTATAAATCTTTTTTACATTTATCATTTTCTAGCTCCTTTTATTCCATTTGCAACAGCTTTAGAAATAGAGCTTCTTATCCAAGAATCATTTTTCAACATAGCTGGTCTCAACCAAGGACGTGGTGCCATTCCTTTACCACCCCAACCACCTTTTGTAGTTCCATATTCTGTATAAACTGCATAATTCTCATCTAACTGACTTGAACCAACAATTCCATATACTTCTGTTCCTTCATTATTTACTTCATAACGTATAGATTCTCTTAAATTACCTGTATCAACTGCAGGTGGATTTCCAGGTAAAGAAGGATGATGTGGTATTGTCTTATTATTTTTATAATAACTCTTTGTTGTATTTCTAGGAGTGTGCGACATTGAATCTTGAATATCACTTCTAACTTTATCACAACAAAGTTTTATTGTCTTTTCAAGTTCATTGGTAACATTTGGAACTGTTTCTTGGAGAAAGTTTGAAAAATCATTAAATGTCATTTCTTTAGCCATTTCCGTTTCCTCCAGAATTGCTTGGTGGTGTAAAGTCTTCATTCTCCACAGGTACCAAAAGAAATTCCTTATGAAATCTCCAAAAGGTTACAGGCTGAATATTATAATATTCAACAGTTTCATCGTCATATACAACTTTGGCTCTGTTACCAATTGTCATATAGTTTCCACTTTTCATATCAGTGAAACATTTTTTTGTATTTGCTGTCTTTGCATTAAGACCATAAAGTTCAATTTGAGCAGATGTTAAAGTGTTTGGTTGAACATCACATCTGAAACTTTCTAAAGGGTTTTCAAAATCATATGTTTTGATTTTTGTACCTTCTGAATTTTTAGTGACTTTGAGGTCTGAAACATAAACTGTTGCATTTGGAAAAAATAACATGTTCAAACCTCCTAATTTTTACACTATCATTGGAAAAGCTGGCATACAGTTTCTATTCACATCCATTCTTGGTTTTGATTTCATTAAGTCAAGAAGCATTCTTCCATATTTAGTTGTGGCAAGTTCACTGTCACTTTTACTTTCAGAATAACTTATTTGAATCCCACCTTCTTGATATGAAGTTACACTTCCACTTCCACCAACAGAATATACGCCTGTTTTATCTCCAGCAGTTAAAGTAAACAAATGACATGCTTTATAAGCAATTGCATAATTTATTTGTTTACCAAAAAAACTGCTGGACAAACTTTCCTTTGCCATCTGCACGAATTGAGATAGGGATGGACTATCTGCTAAATCAGGGCAGATAGTCTGGATTATTTGCTCAGCAGTCATCATACACTATTCCTCACTTTCGGAATTGTTTTCCAAAGCGGCAATCAAATCAGCTTTTTTCATACCGTCTGTGTCAATTCCTAACTCATCACATTTTGCTTTGAGTTCTTTTACAGTCATTTCTGAATAATCAACTTCAGTTTCTTCTTCAGAATCGCCTTCGTTATCATCAGATGAATCATCATCTTCATCAAAATCTTCTTCAGTATCATCTTCTGATTCATCTTCATCTTCTTCATCTTCTTCAAATTCATCGAGAGACATTGGTGCAGCATTTGGTGCATCAGGAATCTCATCTGTTGGTTCTTCAACTTCCAAAGCTTTCATGCGCTTTGTAATTGCCAAGCGAACTTCCTCTTTGGTAACTTCTTTGTACCATTTTTCCAAAGTTTCTGGATTGTTACATTCTGAAACATACTTCACAGCAATATTTACAGGCATGTCAACAAGATTCTTGGCTTTTCTTCCACCTGGTTTTCCTCTTCCATCACCAACTTTCTGGGCGAGGATTGTAATTTCACCATTTTCGAGTTCAGAAACAATATTTCCTCTCATGGCTTTCCATTCATCATCTGTTACTTCATTTGTTCCAGGAAGCAACTGAATCATAGTTCTTTCAAGTGTAAGTCCTTCCTTTGGAGTAAGAACTACACATTTCAAATGGTCTACTTTAGGGCTAAATTTAATTAACATAATTTTCCATCCTTTATGTTTTAATATAAAATGGTCTAAAACCATCGCTAGGATTCGTAAAAACGGGGTGTTTCCAATAAATTAGTATAATTATACATTTTATAGAAATACCCCGTTTTACCACGATTTTCAGTACAAATTAGATACCATCAGCAAATGCAAATGCAAGTGGATAATAAATAATTGTACCAGCACATTCAGAATGACAAGGAATTGTGTATTCCATACCTTCCTGCTGTGGTTCGAACTGTTCGAATGGCTGTGGGATTTCCAATGTGATATGGTCTTCGTCAAAACGACCAACCAAAGCACGGTTTGTACTTCCTGCACCAAAGTTCTTGAGTTCAGCAAGCCAATCAATTCTCTTAATGTAAGGAGAATTTTCAAGGATATACTTCATGAGAGTTTTCTCACCAGCTTCTCCGATGCGACGAGTAGCAATATCATTGTACTGTGCAATTGGAAGAAGAAGTGTGTCAGGAACTTCACGAGCATATGTTGGTCCCATTACGGCATTTACCATGTCGTTAATGTCGCGAACAATCTGGTCAGCCGTTTTAGTTGCCCAAGTCTTTGAACTTCCTGTTCCATCATTCTGAAGGGTTACTTCAGTGATTCCAGGATAGTCAAGAAGTCCGTTTGTTCCATTTACAGGGTCAGACTTCAAAGCCATCTTGTTCATCTGCTCATCATGAGCACGACGAGCTGTAAGGGCACGGCGCTGGTCAAGATTCTTTCCAGCTCTCTGTGACTGACGGATTTCTGTGATAGAATATCCGTATGAATCACCAATTCCCTTTACCTTTACAGATTTTTCTTCTCCGTAAACATCTACGCGAGGGAAGTCTTTTGCATAATCAGCGATGATTTTTGCAAAACCAACACCACGATACTGCTGATAAGCAATTTCGTTTATACCTGAACCTGCTTCAGTTGAAATAGGAATCAAAGAAAGTCCTTTCAATTCTGCAAGTTTAGCATCGTAAGCTTTTGTCTTTACATACAAAAGTTCACGGTCAAAGAATGCCGATTCATTTGAATCAAGACGCATTGGATTATTACTTCTTGGGTCCATTTCGAATCTCCTTTTTATTCAATTGAAACAAGTGCAAGTGAATCAGAGTTTGAACCACTCTTAGCACCAGACTTGAATTTTCCAACCAATGTGTTACCACTTGAAGAAGTAGTAAACAAACCTGCAGCTGTAATATAAGCAGAAGCTTCAACTGTAGGAGTAACACCACTTGCGAGTGCTCCCCAAACGTAACCTTTTTCCATTACGTTTACAGCTTCTTTTGCAACATAACAACCACGAGAATTGATGAATGCGTTCTGATGGAATACTGAGATACCAGCATAAACACAATCACTTGATGCAGTTACTTTTGAAGAAGTAACATCAGAACCATCGTAAACGAGTTTAACTCCGAGGTCTGCACTGTCATCAGAAGTAACAGTAATCTTTCCTGCATCTGCTCCAGTTCCAGCAACTGCAGTAACTCCTTCTACATCATCATTGATGTCTTCAACGATTGCAGCAACATCAGTAGCAATTGTTCCTGAAGTTGTAGCTTCAATGTCAACACCTTTGATTGTAAGAGTGATGTCCTTGCTTGCTGTTGTGTATGCAGACAAATCAATTACAGCTCTGTTGTTATATTTACCACCAACAAGTGCAGTTTTTTCTGCATTCAAGAAAACAGCCTTACCAAAGTTAATTGTTTCTGAGGCAGGAATTGAAACAATTGTCTTTGGATTCATGCCATAAAGCATACCAGCCATTGCGGCTTCATCTGCCAAATTTCCGTACAGATTCATTTTATTCCTCCTTTCCATGATTCTTCATTCGCTGAATCATTTTTTCACGAGCATCATTTTCATCAGCACGGTTCTCTGGTGGCAAGTCTGAAGTAACCTGATTGATTGCTGAATCATTCTTGGCTACAATCATTTCTACTGCACTGTCGTAACGTGCCTGAATATAAACTTCATCTTTTCCATCAAAGTTTGCCTTAGGGAACTGTGATGTGATGATAGCTTTCTTGATGTCCATATCAGACATATCTTCTTTAACTTCAACCTTTGCTTTTGCAGCATTCTGAAGAAGTTCCATTTTTGCCTTAACTGCTTCGTCAAGGTGTTTAGGGTCAGCTGCGTCTGCCTTTACTTTTTCGAGTTCAGCCTCAGCGGCATCCTTCTTTTCGTTAGCAGCATCTCTTTCAGCTTCCAATTCAGAAATACGCTTTTCAAATTCAGTTACCTTCTTTTCCATGTCGGCAACTTTTTTGTCCATCGTTTTCTTTTCTCCGCAAGCATCGTTTTTAACAGTTTCAACTTCAGCTTTAGCGGCATTCAATGCCTTAATAACCTCAGCTTCAGCCTGATATTCGATGCCGTCCAAGTTGATTTTCTTCAACTCCATTTTGGTACCTCCATCGATTTTTGTTACCATAATATCCTCAAGGACAGCATCTTCACTGTCCGCTCTGAGTTCTATTTTTGCGTTGTCTCCTGCTCTCGCAGAATCAACAATTGCACAATGATTATATCTGATATTTCGCTGAATAAAATCATATTCAACCCCACACCAAGAAGCTCCTGGTTGAGCCATTTCAAGGTCACAAGTGTAACCCATTGAAAGAGCCTGTTTTCCATTAAGAACTGCATCAATTGCATCTTTCTTGGTTATAACCATATCAATCGCACAATTTACACCATCTGTTTTTGTTTCATAAGGATTATCCCACTGTGTTGTGCTTGAAGGATTATCACCAAGACTTCCAACCTGAAGTTTATTTGCGTTATCTGGTGTTACAAGTTCTGTAGGGTGATTCAATGTGACAGGTTTTAATTTCATTGAATTAAGAGTATCAAATGAGAAAACTTCTTCAGGGAGGCGAAGCTCTCTCTGAATTGTTCCATCTGCTCTTTTATAAGTGAAAACACCAATTGATGTAACAATGGCCCTTCCTTTCAAAAAGCCTTCTGTAGTTCTTTCAAATGGAACAGTCATCCACTGACTGTTGTCAATGTTGTCAAATCTTTTCAAATCTTTTTTAAGTTCCATTTTTTTCTCCTTTCTGGAAAATAAAAAAAGGCAACCCTAGGATTCTTCCTAAGATTGCCTCTGTTTTCAGTCAGCCTTAAAATATTTAATTATATTTTTTGTCAACCTCTTTGAAAGGTGGCTTCGTCGGCTCTGATTTTAGTCTGACCTGTTTATCAATTATCAGGTCAATGTGGTCAAGTGTGGGATTCATTTTTATTGTTACTGAACCATATTCCACACTTTCACATGCTTTTTTTATTTCATTAATTTGATATTCATTTAGTTTCATAATATATTTATAAAACATAAATTAAAAAAAGTAAAGAATTATTTTATTTTGATTAAAAATATTTATTTTTATATTTTTCTGGAATTTGAACAAAATCACAAGATTCGAAACGATTTAATAATTCAAAATTATCATTATCTGGTAAATATACATCGCCATATTCACCTGTCTTTTTATTTATCCAATAGATTAATTGATTTCCTACAGAACGAATCAATTCTTCAAAATAAACAACATACAAAGAATCATCTTCCTTAATATATTTTATCTTCATATTTGAGAAACTATAATTTTTATCCTTAAGCATCTTATCTAAAGATTTTTCCAAATTCATGAAGAACCTCCGTTATATTATTATAAGATTTAATCTAATTATTTTTACAAGCTTGTTTTATTCTGTCTATATTCATGATTTTATCATCTGTCCTAATAATATCTAAAGAATCAATTTCCATATCATCAAACCATTTATTAAGTCCAAAAATATTTTGCTGAGGGTCATAAAAAATAACACCTTCATCTCCATAACTAAAACCTGCAAAAACGTGACCTCCACCATTTTTCCAATGGCATTTTATTTCAAACATACTTCCTTTCGGAAACTGTTTCATATATTCAATGGTGGCATTTCTTAAATCATCGCCATTTAATTTTTTTGGAGATAATAGATTTGTAGATGATGTTTTAAAATATTCTTCAAAAATATTTGTTGGTTTTACAGGGTTGCCTTTTTTATCTCTTAGCCAATCAAACCAACTATCGCCATAAGTCAAATCACCCAACGGTGGTGTTTTAGCCGGTCTAGGTAAAGCTGTAACATCAAAACCTTTCAATTTCATCTGTAAAGTTGGAACACATCTCTGACAATTTTCTGTATATTGATATTTTAAATAACCTTTATCACCAAAGAACGAATTAACATAATGTGGGTTTATTCCACCTGATTTTTTTAACTCTGCTAATATATCTGAAATATCACCTTCAGGAGCACCAACATAGTTAAACTCTTTCATTAAAGCTTCAATGTTATCTCTAGCGTATTCAGGAAGATTTGCCAATTTACCTTCTTCAAATTGTGGTAAATCTTGAACATCCGGAAGTCCTTCTGTTGCCTCACCCAATGTAATTCCTTCCATTTCTGCTTCAAGCTCTGGATAAAAAGCCAAACCGACACAGCGGCATTGAATATCTTGACCTGGATGTAAATCTACGGCACCACTCGGTCTAGGTTCCCAAGTCTTTCCATTATCGTAAGAACAAACTGAAGCATCATCCCATCGGCAAAGCAAGCCTTCCATTAAAGCATGAGAATCTCTAACCCTGTCGTCATAACTTGTACTCCAAACATATAAATCAAGCCCTATTTCCTGCATCTGTGCTTGGGTAATTTGTCCATTTAATTTTCCCATCTGGTCTCGGGCTAATAATTTACAATGTCTATCTGAAAGGCCTTGTGTTGCCTTCATGATTTCTTCTTTAAGTTTTCCAGGTGATAAACCATTTACAATTGATTGTTCTGTCAAAATATTTATTTGTTCAACATACTTTCTAGCATTAGAAGTTATAAGTGTATAATTATCTTCTGCCCAGCTTGACTTCATATCTTCCCACCAAGGAGCAGAAGTTGGAACATTTACGTGAATTCCTTTGTCTATTATTTTCTTAAATTCCTTTTCAGAAAATTCCATTGCTTCATCAGCAGTTTTTCCAAGTCCTAAAAATATAACATTATTATTTGCACTTTCTGGAGTATTTGAAATATCAGGCATATAGATTGATAACCAATTTTCCAAACTGTAAATCATATTCCTATAACTTTCACCCGGAATAGCGTCAAGTTTTATTTCTTTATCGTCACCTCTTAAAAGTGGTTCAAGATGTTCGTTTATATATTTATTTACATAATCAGTCAAAGGTTTGAAATATGCTTTTAATTGTCTATAGAATTTCATTTCAATACCATGTGGATACGCCCTTTGACTTGTTATGTTTTTAGTAGGTTTCTTTCCACTAGTCTTAAAGAGAATTTTCATTAATTGAATTTCTGTTTCGTTTTTTATTTTCATTCCATCCTACCTAAATAAAAACCTAAAAAAGAAAAATATAAACGCCGTTATTAAGACAGACAAAATATAAAATCCCATTTATTTCTTTCTTAAAGCTCCTAATAATTTTTCTTTACTTCTTAAATTAATCTTTGCACCATCTTGCTTAAAACCATCTTGTTCAAAAACAATCAATGAATTATTTAATGTCCCAAGATAGATTGCAACGTGACCATATTTGTTCGTTTCTGTTGAATCCCAAATTAATGTGTCACCTGTTGCAAACCCTTTGCTTTTCGGAATCTTATGAAAATATTTTTTTTCAAGTGGCATCTTATTATAATCCAGATACAAATCTTTTGCACCACCTGTTGTTTGACAACTTCCTGTATGTTCTGGAATACCTTGCCCTTCTTTCCAATACTGTCTTGCAAGGTCTACGCATTGTGCCCCAAATGCACCATCATAATCAACTTTCTTTCCATTATATTTATTTACAAATTCATCTACAGTCATTTTATTCCTCTATTTCTTTGTTACCCAATTTTTCAAATAATTTCTTAAATGATTTGAAAATAGTATCATAGAAAACAACTGCTCCTGAAACGGCAACAATACCTGTTAAAATTACTTCAGGACAAAGAACTGCAATAACAGTCATTCCAGCACCAACAACAAGTGCAACGAATGTCCAAACTTTTTTTCCACCTTTCTGAATAAAGTTTTTAATTACTTCTGTCACACCAACTGTTGCAAGTGCAATCTTCAAAATTAATGTTGTCATTTTAATTTCTCCTATTTGCTGCTCACTTTTTCTTTTATTTCAGTTAAACTAGATTTAATCCATTCCAAATCCTTTGATAGATTTGAAACCAATCTTGTGTTTTCAACTTCCATATTGTTTACCTTAGAACCTAACGCGTTTATATCTGTTGCGTTCTTTTCAATATCTTTTCGCATTTCTTTTTGATAAGCATCGGATTCACCTTTCTCACGTCCAAGCTTAATAAAAATTCCTACGAAACCAATCAGAGTGCAAAAACTCGCAATCACTGAAATAAAAGACAACCATTTTTCCATTTTACTTTTCCTCCACAGGTGGTAATTCATTATTTGTTCTTGAGTTTCCAACCTTTGCATCTATTTCTTTTAATGTTTCACCAAATTCAAGTTCCTCAACAATCTCAGGTGTCATAATTCCCATATCAATATAACCCTGATATGTTTCCATTTTTCTGTACTCAGTATTAGCTTTCTTTTCTTCCAGTTCAGCCTGTTCTTTTTCAGTCATCTGTTCAAGTGGGTTGAACTCAATCTTTGGTTTTTCAATATTTTTCCATTCTGAGAAAATATATGTCAATCTGTAAAGAATTGGAAGAAGCTTTCTTTTTTGTTCAGATTCAACTTTGTCATAATATCTGTATGTATCACCATCACCTGTAGAGTTCAAACCTGCTGGAGATACACCAAACAATCTTGTCATCGGATAACCGCTTGCAGAACAAATCAACATGAAAAACTGGTACATAACTTCAGGGACACCAGTAAATGTTGCACTGTCTCTGATATAGTCTTCATCTACATCCATAATTAATGAATGGAATGTCGACTTCATCAAATCCATGCTCTGTAATCTTTTCTGAATTAATTTGTCTCCGTCTGGAGCTGCAAGAATATCTGCCAAATCCCTGAACTTATATTTTCCAATTGAAAGTTCATGAAGAAGATTTGACAAAGAACCAAATGCACCAGCAACATCTTTCAACTTGTCTTGAACTCTCTGAAGCTCTGACAATCCCCAATAACGATAATCTGGTGGAATCAAACTTGCCTGTGATGTTGGAATCTCGATACCGTGAAGTTCAATAATTCTTGTCCAATGAACTCTTTTAACAATGAAATCTTCTCCAATTCTAAAAGTTAAAGGATAAATTTCTGGCATACCGTATCTTTCTTGTGCAGGGTCCATTTGCCACTGAATAGTTCCGTACATTATGTTGCATCTTGGGATGAATTTAAGATTCTCGAATTTTTTAATAGCTCTTATATTTAACGGCTGGTCAAGTTCATTACCATCAAAAGCTCCAATCAGAAGAACTCCACCACCATAAAGTCTTGCCCATTTAAGAGCATTTGTCAATTTATCATTTGCTGATATACTTTCAAAAAATTCATCATATTGTTTTGATAATTCTTCAAAACCTTCTTTCTGATTCTTAAATTCATAATGCCAACCATGTTTCATCATGTCTTCAGGTAAGAAGTCAATAATATTTGCTCCCAAACCATCATCAGCATAAATAGTTTCGAGTTCAGCGTCCAAAAGGAATCCATCCGGTCTTGCTTTTGTATGAGATTTTTTATCAGCTTTTCCACCAAGACCGGTGAAAAGATTCTTCCAACCATCATTCTTTATTGCATTTTTAATTCTTATATCGTCCATTTTCCTACTCCTGCCTTTTCAAAATTAATCCGCATAACCATAATAAAGATGTAATTTTTCATAAGCATATTCTTGTTCATTCGCAATAACATTGGTACAAGTGGTGAAATAAATCCAAGAATAATCTGAACTACCACCCATTTCCATAATAAGTTCCTTAACAGTTTTTACTCCATCACCTACAATGGTGAATAACCTATTTCCAAGGTCAGGGTCAAAAATTGTAGTTCCTACATATTCACCTTCGGGGACAACATCATTCTCTGCCGGAGCATCATAAGTACAATAAACATTACCTGCACTTCCACTTGGGATATTATTCAATGTAATTGTATTCTTTTTCATTCCATCTTTACCACTTGTCGGCAAAACTTCAACAGGTTGAGTGTAAGTTGAAACATCAATTGTTGTTTGGTGATTATCTTCCAAGTCTGCACTTCCACCGCCAGGATTTTCATCTACAGTTCCATCTGCGTGAAGATATTTTGCAACCTTCGGAATTGCCTGGTCATACATTTTTTTGTAGTATTCATTTTTGATAATCAAATTTCCTTCTTCATCTACAACAGAACCATCTGAAAGCAAATACTTTTTTACTTCAGGTGCCCACTTTGTATAAAGGTCTTTTAATGTATCTGACTCAGCAATTACATTTCCTTCATCATCAATCATCTTCCCATCGCTGATTAAAAATTTCAAAGGCTTTGGTACAGCGTTTTCATAACTCATTTTATTCACCTCTCATTTTAGATTGATATAATTTTTCCTGAAGAAGATAACCCTCAAGCAACCAAATCTTTTCTTTGGCATTCAAAAAGGCAATTTCCTCTCCGATTTCTTTGTTAAAATTAACAGGGTCAACGCAAGCACTCTCTCCTCTTACAGTAAATCCATTTTCAAGATAGAGATTGCAAATTGTTGTCCTTCCATCCTCAAGAATAATGAATTTTTTATCTTTGATTTTTGATTCAATGAATTCCAAATTTAATTTATTTCTCAATTTGAAACATTTAAGTTCTCCGGTTTTATCAACCATTCCGTTTTTTTCATCTCCGGAACAAACTCCATTACTAATGTAATTTGCACAATACCGGCAATTTTTATTTTCTTTCATTTTTGTATATCCCCCAATAGTTTTCTTTTTTCTTCATATTTAGATTGTTCATCCAAATATAGTGTTCTAAATATCAACAACTTTCTGAAATATTCTTCATCAGTTGTTACCATTCCATCCTCTGTTTTATATTCACCCAATTCCGGAAAATCAGGCCAATCAACCTCTGGCATATAATAGACTGTCTTTTCAATTGTTGTTGTTTTGCAACTTACCAAGAACATCATCAATAGGCATACATCCAATATCAGCAAGCTTCTTTGCAAGTTCTTTATTATGCTTCCTTTCAATTTCCAATTCTCCTGTAATAGTATTTATTCTTATTTCTTGAGTTTTTCCATTTTCAATTAAGTTTGTTATTTGAATATCTTTCTGTTTAAGTTTCTTATTTTGTGATTTGATTATTAAGGCGAGAATTGTTAATATTACGATAAATACAAGAATTAAAATCAAAAGAACTTTTGTCATTTAATTTTCCTCCTGTACCTTATAATAAAACAATTAATGAAAAAAATAAAGTTTTATTTTTACCATTCATACAAACTTCTTGATTTTGCCTTATGTGGTTTACATATTTCACGAATTAATGAAGCACAAGAATCTGGAGCATCATCGGGTTCACTTCCTTCCCTATAATCAAGAATTTGATTCAAATATTCAGGGTCAGTATCTGGAGACCAATGAATTCTGTCCCAATATTCATATAAATTGGTTGAAATCTTTATGTGTTTATTTTCAGATTCAGCATAGGTTTTTGTTCTGGCACCAAGCTTCTCCATTTGATTTGCAAAATAACCTTTGTCAGGATTAGTTTCGTTGAGAAGATATTTGACCTTATATTTTCTCAATAATCTCATTACTTCATTGGCCCACGCTTTACAGTTTCCAGGATATGTAAATCCAATTCCCTGAAACTCTTTCGCCAATATAGGGTCATCATTATCTAAAGGTGAGAGAATTGTCAATGCACAATAGTGGTCTCCATCATATGCACAGTCAATATGGGCATAACTCTTTTTGAAGTAGTTCCAACCTTCAGCCATTTTAGGGTCACTGAATAAACTGTTTTCATCTTTGTGAATCTCAAGTTCATAGTTTGCTGCATATAAGAATGGAGTTGTGGTTCTCTTTTTATCTTCCATTGCTTTTTCACCAAGAAAGTTATATGAACTCATAGGATATAAAGCTATATCTGCAAATTTGTTTATTTCTTCCCAAGCATCATCCTTATGCCAAGGTGTTCCAATCCACAAACTTCCTTTTCCAGGGTCTATGATATTTGTCGCAAGTTCATTTACAATTTCTTTTGTTCTTTCTCTTTCTGCTTTTGAAACTCTATCCTTTAATGTAATAATATCATCACAGATTATTTTATCATAATGCATACCAGTCAAGGAAGAATCTATACCGTGAGCCGTAAGACTTACCTCAGGTGTAATTGTAGTTTTGAAATTATATCTTAATTTCCCATCTTTCGCCATTGTTGCCTTAGGATAAAATCCGTGAGCGAATCTGAATAATTCCTTAATCTGTGAGAGTTCCATTGCCTGTTTGACTGCAGAAACAATTGTGGCAGCATCATTGAAGCTCTTTCTTATGATTGCAATACGGTCATTTGGTTGCATTAAGAACCAACGAACAATCCCAACTACATCAATTGCAGTAGATTTATAACCACCACGGAATGCCTGCAAAGCTCTTGGTTCATTACTGTCCCAACAATATTTTATCCATTCAGAATGCAATGGGGTTAATTTATCTTTTCCCATTAAATGACCAAGTAGATGAGGATTATTTATTAATCCTTTGAGAATCTCATCAGTAAAATAAAAAGTATTTTCATTCATGTTTTACATTATATATTACTTTTTTAATTTGTTAAAGAAAAAAAGGCTAGGAAATAAAACTCCTAGCCTTTCAAATTAATTCATTTAATTTTATTTTTCTACACAATCAGGAAGATTCATAAGGATATTTAATTCCTTAATTCTTTCCTTTGCCTGAGGAAGATTTTCTTTCGCACAACTCCAGAAGAATTTCCAGCAAGATTTTCTGTTGGCAAAAATAGCAAATTCAGGAGCTTTCTCTCCACCAGAAACATACATCTTGACCTTTTCAAATTTCTCCTGGTCAAATGTGGCATAAATCTTCTTCAAATAATCTCTTTTTTCGAGATAATCCAAATCAACGATTTCCTCGTTCCAATATTTTTGTTTTTCCATAATTTACTCCTTGTCAATTTTTTAAGAGAATTGACAAACTCAAAATTTTCTGTCTGCTTTGATTTCTTCAATCAGTTTATAGTCATCTGTATCTGGAGAAATCCATTTTCCAATTTTATAATAATGATAACACTTTGAGTTATTTTTAATCGCCTTTCTGCAATATTCTCTAGCTTCTTCCAAAGTGCTAAATTATTCTATGAAATCACCATAATTTCCATCCCATACACAAAACCATTTGTCAATTTTTGTAGGTCTTATAATTGCCATAATTTACTCCTTTTTTAAGAAACCGCCGGACTTTTACATCCAGCAGTTTCTTTTTTACTTCCTAGATTTATGAGTAATACTCAATCAATCCCTGGAAAGTTTCCTCGGCTCTGGAGATGTCGTACTCCGTTGCCTCAGTTTTACCATTGAGAAGGATTTCGAACTTGTCTAATCCTATCTCAACCAACTCTAACTTTGAACCAGAACTCAAAGTGACCAATTTAAGTATTTTCATTAAATACTCCTTGGTGAGTTATTTTTCTCACCTACATTTATCATTATAAACTATGTTTTAATTAATGTAAAGCACTTTTTATAAAAAAATTTAATTTTTTTCTAAATAAAAAAGTCCTTTAGTCAAGTAACACTCAACTAAAGGACAAGGAGTAAATAATGAACATACAAGATGCTTTTATTTATATTCTACATTTATTTGATTGGATTTTCTATATTTATCCCTCAATATTGGATTTGAAAGGACATAACCCGCATAAAATATTTCCAAAGGATTAAGAACTTCATCACCTCTTTTTTCTTTCCATAAATTATATATTTTCTGAATTTCAACTGGTATTTCAATAACTTTTTCCTTCCCATCCAATAAAGCTCTTAATTCCAAAGTTTTCATTTTTCAATCCTCAACCCACATTTAATCCTATAATAATTTCTACCTTTCTTCTGCAATTCAAATTTATGTTTCTGATAATATTCCTTTTGATATTCAAGCCTTTTTATTTTCTCTTTTTTATATCGATTTTGTCTATACTCTTTCCAATCATCTTCTGTAAATTCTTTAATTGGTTTACGATTCAAATTCAATCTCCTTTCCAAACCTATGTCCATCAACCTTTACTCTTTGAAAGGCTTCTACAAATGTAAAATCTGCAAAATCTAATCCAAAGAAATCTTGTCCTTTATCAATATCTATGTCAATATAATATGCTTTTATAATTTCTTTTGTTTCAAATACACTTCTTATCTTTCCATTTATAGAATCATCAATTATTACTTCTTTTCCAATTAATTTTTTTGCTTCTTCAACATCAGTATCAGTATTTTTGAAAGGTTCGTAAAATGTTTCTTTCTTTGAAATACCTGTACTTCCAAAACCACCTTCACCTCTTTTTGTTTCTGAAAGTTTATCTGATACAATCCAATTCGCTTTCATTACAGGTGCAACAACTGCTTGTGCTATTCTGTCACCTGGATTTATTTCAAATGACTTTTTACTTGTATTAAAAAGAATTGCTGAAACTTCACCACGATAGTCTGAATCTATTGTTCCAATAAAACCCATTATTCCATTTTTTCTTGCCAATCCACTTCTACCACGAATTTGCATTTCATATCCTTCTGGAAGTTCAACCGCAAAACCAAGTGGAATTGTTATTATGTCACCAGCCTGAAGCATTATAGTTTCATCTATTCTTGCATAACAATCTGCACCAGCTGCTCCTTCACTTTCATATGTTGGTAATTTTCCATCTTTAATTTTTTTAATCTTAATATCCATATTATTTACAACCCCATATTCCATTATAAGATTTTCTAAATAAAAACTCCGGTCTCCTAATCTGGGTGGGAAGGGTTTTACACAATTAGGAAACCGGAGAAAGAAACTACTTTCCAGCAGAAGCTTTTTTCTGTAGCAATTTCTGAATTGCAACAATCAACAAACCAATGGCCTGAACGATTTCAAAAATCAGTTCTACCACTTCATTAATCTCGACGACTGAAACACCATCGAGAAGTTGAACTATGACACCAATAATAATCATTGCCCAAGCAACAATTTTTATCCATGTCTGATTCAAAAAGTTTTTCATAACTTTTCCTCCTATTTTTTAATCTCTCTGTATGAGAAATTAAATTCAGATTCAGTAATTTCAAATTCCTTATTGTCTTCAACTCTTTTAAGAAGTACCTTTCCGGAATTTCTTTTTATTACTTCATAAAGTTTCCCATTCCATTTGTTTTGAACCATTATTTAAGATTCTCCATCCCTTTAAGAAGCTCCGCAAACTTTTCATCACGTTCCTTTTCTGTCTTAAATGTGAAGTTCATTCCACCAGCAATAGTTACAATCTGAAATCCAGGAATCGATTTAGGAATAGATTCTCCGCTTTCCTTATCTTTTTCCTCACCTTTCAAAGTTACTTTCTGAACTGTACAAACATTGTCAGCATTAAAGATAACTCCTGCAAACTCAAATACTTTCATCTTTATTTTCCTCCTTTTTCTGAAAGTTCATTTTATAAAAAGATTTCATTCCTGCACTTACACCAACTTCAATTATTATTGTAAGCCAGAAGCTCAGGAAAATAAATCCTAAAATAAATAACAATATCCTCATTTTCTTAATCCTTTAATTTTTCAAAATCTTTCTTTTCTGCACCAATTGAAACAAGAAGCAATGTACAATAACCAATAACATCGGCAACATCATTTATTCTTGTTTCTTCACAATTCTTAATTCTACCAATTTTGTCATCAAGCCTTATTTTAATTGAATTTGTAGAATCTCCTTTGTAAAATACATTATTAGGATTAAGAGCTGAATCACCATACTTTTGATTTTTATAAAGCAGCAAATCTTTCATACTGTCACAAACTTCAACAATCTTTTTCTGTGAATTAGTTAAGGTTATATCATTAAAAGGTTCTGGAAGTTCATATTCTTCATCACCTTTTCCATTATTTATTTTTATCTTATTAGGCATTTGTTTCTCCTTAATTTTATTATAAGATTTTATTTCCAAAAGGTAGAGGTTTTGACCTATTTCCTTACAGGCCTCCGCCTTTTCTCTTTTTACTTGGCCCTTTTATTTCTTTTTTCCTTTATGTTTTCTCCAAGCTTCAAATATGAGAAATAATCCTAAATATATTATAAAAGACACTATTACCCACACTATATCCATTGGTTTTTTATTCTCCACTTTGTTTTATTTTCTTTATATTTTTAGGTTTTACATTATTATTTATTTTAAGCACATTATTGAAGATTATTTTCATTTTCTTTTGAGCTTCTTCTGGTAATATTGGAGAAACATTTAGGTCCTGACCAGTTACAAATCTATATAAAGCCTGAAGTGCTAAATCTCTATTTGGGAGTATATATTCAAAGCCGTATTTAGTATTTTTCATCCCATCTATACAGCATCTCCATTCTTTTTCAATGTCCTTTAATAGTAGAGGATTGTTTTTATCGTCATAAAACGTGGTTAAATTATATGTAGCCCTTCTGTAGTATATATTAAGAAGTTCCAGTTCCAACCTATCTTTATATGGCTGAATTACCGTATCTATATAGATTCTTATGGCTTCAACTATTTCTTTTCTTTGTAGTAATGAATATGCAATAGCCCTATATTTTGCATGGGTTCTTTCTACATATCCAGCCTTTTCTACGGCATCCACAGCGTCAAAATTATTAGAGCAATAGACTGCTAGAAACTTAAATTCCCTGGGTGAGATTTCCAAATGTTTGAGATTCTCTGGAAGTAATTTTCTGGCCTCTGTTATCGTTAATTCATTCTTTGAAATGTATTCTGTTGGTACTTCTTCAAGAGCCTGATTTTTGTTTACAAGTGGTGAATTCTTTGCTTTTTTATTCATATTTTCCATCCAATTTGAATAATTTCTTTTATTTTAATACGATTTTTATTAAATTACTAGTAAATTTTACGCAAATTTTAGTGTAGGATAATACGGTTTTATTAAATAATCTAATTATATCAACGATATTATTTGAATCGCACCAACGTCTGTTTTCGGTCGCCTATAAGTTAATTCCTTTTAATATTTTGAGAATCTCATTTTTAGGAAGGTCTAAAATACTAGACTTAATTATTCCCGAACAATAAGCCTTACAAACATTCCATAAGCTCTTGTTTTCGTCAGGTTCAAATCTCTTATTTATTTTATTGAGTTTGTCCAATAGTCCTCTTTCTTCAAGAGTAAGTTCATTCATTCGAGTTTTCATAGTTCATCTTCCATTGTCATCTTAAAATCAAAGCCTGTTTTATTTTCAAGCTCAAGTTTCTTTTCTTTTTCCTGAACTACTTCTCCACAATTTCCGGCTATATTCCTACACCAATTATTGTGAATCTTACACCACTTCCAATAGTGCATAACTGGAAATATCAAATCCTCTTGTAAATCTGAGAAGAACTGCCGACATTTTGCCTTCTTTACTTCTTTCACTCTACTCTCATATTTTCCGCAAGTTTTACATTTGTTCTTCATAGCCATACTCATACCCATTATATAAAATAAAAATATCTTGTTTTATTATTCTGATTTCTTTTTCCAATTCTTCAATTTTATTTTCATATTCCATCTTGTCCGTTTGAGCTTGTCTCCTTATCTCTTCAGTTTCAAAGGAATTTTCAAGCCCAAACAGAAGAACAAGACAAATAAAAATTATCATTAATAGTGAAATAAAATAACTTTTCATTTTATCCCCGTATTAATACCGCCAATACAAAACAAAAGAATCCAACTATTGCTGAACCTACAACATATAATTCATATTCATTCTCATTGAACCAATTTGCTTTCCTATAAATATTTCCCTTTTTAATTATTTTCATAATTCCCACCTCTGTTTATATTATAAGATTCTATACGATGCAAATGATAACATTTTCACCGGTTTCAATATTCTGGAATCTTTTGAGATTTTGAAATTCACTCATCTGCTCAAAATTCTTTTCTTCAAGTTTCTTTTCAAGATTATCAAGTTCATTCTGATTTTTTACAATCTCAAAAGCTCCATTCCACTTCATAATCCTGGACCTTATAATATATTTCATATTACAAGAATCACAGCAGACACCTTTCTTTATAGGTTCCGCATTGTTTCCATAACCAATAAATTCCTTTCCGCAAATACAACATTTCTTTTCCATAATTATTCTCCTTGATATTCTTCATCCATTTTATGAAAGTTATCATTATAAAACTTTCGAATTTCACCATCTTCTTTAAGAAGTTTCCAAACCTTTTTCCAATCTTCTTCCCTATAACTTTTCAATTTTTCATCAAGTTTTTCTTTTGCTGCAATTCGTTCACCTGGATGGTCATAATCATCCATCTGACTACAGAATACAGCCCAATCATATTCATTTATAATATCGAATAAATCCAGAACCCCACCACCAGAAAGTTTTGTTTCTTTCTGCAACATTCCAATTAAATATTCCTTGTTTGTTTCCATAATTTACACCTTGTCGGTTTTTAATGAGAACCGACAAACTCAAATTCATTTAATGGGTAAGATTGTAACATGAAATTGCATTTCTCATGTCTGCAAAATCTCTACCATTTGCATAAACTACTTCACCACTACCCTGAACAATATCAAAAAAGCGTCTTGCTTTTTCACATTTCTTTTCATAAATCTGATAAGCCTTTTCATCAGATTCCTGTTCAGCTTTCCACATTCTGTTCTTTGCCATATCGTAATAATATGAAAAGATATGTCCAATTCTCTCTCTTTTACCAACTGCATACATCTTAACATTTGCCATAGTTTACTCCTTGTAGGTGGTTCTTTTTCTCACCTACATTTATCATTATAAACTATGTTTTAATTTATGTAAAGCACTTTTTATAAAAAATTTTAATTTATTTGCAACTCTTTTTTAATGATTTCTATTTCTTTTTTAGAGCATTCACCCATGTCATTTTTCCCAAAATCTTCGTAGGCATTTACAATCTCTACATCTAAACCGATTGCTGACAACTGAAGTCCAAATTTCCTAGCTTTCTCCTGTGCTTCAGGTTCATTGTCAAATAAAATGAAAATCTTTCTGAATCTGTTTGAAAGTAGATTTATTTGTCCCTCAGTAAGCTCTGTTCCCATAGAGCAGATTGCATTTCCATCAAATCTAAGAACATCGAAAGCTCCTTCCGTCAATACTACTGTGTCAGATTTACAGTTATCAATATTAAAGAAAAGTTCCTTAATATTTTTTACAGACTTCTCAATGCTTAGATTCTTATAACGAGGGATTCCTAATTCTTTTAATTTCTTTTTTGACAAGATACTTCTTCCAGTCCATGACATCAATTTTCCTTGATAATAAACTGGAATTATAATTCTAAACTTCCAAGGACCATCTATTCCGCCGCCCACAATATTATATTTTTTATGAAGATACTTGGGGTCAAAATCTCTGGACTTCAAATATTTTCTTTCAGCTTTTGAAAAAGTATCTGTCGGAAGTTCTAAATATTTTGCCTTTGATTTTCTTCTTTCAACTATTTTTGAACCACCATCATACTGGTCCAAAATCTCTGGAATAGAACTCATTGGAACTGAGAGTACATCAGACAATACTTTTTGAATTGAATAACTGTGAACAGATTTCCAACAATGATAATAATTACCAACACAATTAAATCCTAAATTATAATGTCCTTTTTCTTCATCACAATAGGGACAATCTACATTTGCCCATGTCCCATTTTTATCTGGATAAAGTGGAATGTTATAATCTTCGAAAAGTTTTATAAAATTCATTATTTAATTCCAAAAGTGCTCATGGTTTTTACATAAGCTTCGGGGATTCCTATATCATAAGAAATACCATCAACTAGAAATCCAAAAACATCTGTCTTTTTACAAACTTGTTCAAATGCAGTTGTTAATTGAATTTCACCTTTCTCAAATATTTTATTTTCAATATTTTCTCTAAGCTGCTCATATATTTCTTTTGTAATAATATACTGTCCAAAAACAGAATAAAAATTTTGTTGAGATTCTTTATTTGAAACAGAAAGATGTTTTTCTGCATATTCAACAGATGGTTTTTCACACATTTCTTTTATTTTTAAAAGTTTCTGTTCTTTATCTGACCAATCACCAGTCATAATTCCATAATGTACAACTTCCGATTTATCTACAGTATGCATCGAAATTACTGGTTTTTCATACTTCTCATAAATCTCTATCATTTGAAACATACAATTTTTTTCTGAATTGGTACTGTAAATCATATCACCTAAAATCAAAAGAACTGGTTCATCAGCCGCAAAATCTATCGTTTGAAATACAGCGTGTCCTAATCCTAATTTTTCATTTTGAATTACAAATGTAATATGTTCTTGAATAGATTCTATAAAATCCTCATATTTCCTTTTATCTTCAGGAAGCTTTTCATAATATTCTTTTGAAAGTGTCTTAAAAAATGAATCATATATTTGTCTTTCATCTTCTCCTATTACAAGACAAATTTCATCTATTCCAGAATCTAACAATTGTTCAATCAAAATCAAAATTACTGGTTTCAAAATACCATCTTTGTCCATTATTGGTAAAAAATCTTTTTTCAAATATTTTGTTATAGGGAACAATCTGGTACCAAAACCTGCTACTGGTATCACGGCCTTATGTATTTTTTTAGATGGGGATAAAGTCAAAGTAAATGAATCGAAACCTTTTTCTTTCAAATATTTTACAATTTCTTTTTGACAATTCTCATCTTTAGCAAGAATCTGTGCACTTCCATCTCCCTGAGAACCTACACCTTTTGAACCATAACTCCATTTTTTTAAATTCTTATCATTAAGAATTGAATGAAGGATTGGAGCTTCTAATTCTGACAAACATGCTGGTGCTACTTTTTTATCAAAATTAATTTGATATTCTGTCATTAATTTTCCAAATGATTCAATATATCCATTCTCAATAAGTTCTATTGCATTATTAACAAAAATCTCATTATCTTTTCCAAGAGCTTCACAAACTTTCTTCTCAATTTTTGTTTCTGGAAAAGGGAAACATTTATTCAAATCAGCAAGAATCTTTTTTGTATTTTTATTCTTTTTCAAATTATTAACAATCACAAAATACATAGGTTTTTTAAGATTCAATGGTTTTACTGATATTTCATTTCCTTCAAATGTCATTGATACAGGTCTAATACCGTAGGCACAAGCCTGGTCCAAACGACCACATCTTGATGGTGTTCTTTGTTCTCCATAATAAGCAATTAACATCTCACCCATGATATTGCAATTCAAATTATATAATTTGTTAAAAGCTCTTGCAACAAGAACACAGATTGTTGCACTACTGGAAAGACCATTTTTCATTGGTAAATCCATTTTCGTTACAGTTATATGAACACCTTTAACATTATAATGTTCTTTTACATAAGAAGCAACTCCTGCACAATATGAAAAGAATTCACCCTGTTTTGCAATTTCTTTTAATTTGTCTGAATTCATTGGACAATTAAATGAATAATCTTTCATTTTTTCTATTTCGTAATCAATAGAAAAATTCTCAGAAACAGTTGCCCTTGCATAAATACCTTGTTCAATACCGGTAACAATAGCTTTTCCTGGAATTATATTTGAGTTTATGGTTTTATACAAACCTGCCCAATCGCTGTGTTCACCAATAAGACAAAGACGACCAGGCACAAAAAGATTTATCATTTTATCATTCATATTCAATTCTCTTATTTCTTGTATTTAGAACTAATTATTTGAGCAGTTCCATATTTGAAATTTATCTTATGATGAATCCTGAATTTACTCATTCTGAAAGAACCCGTGAATGTAGAAATCTTTATAAATGATGGACACTGAAGAATACTGTACCATGATTTCTGATAAGTTCCATTTTCCTTATACATCTGAGCAGAACCACCAGTTGTTTGAGTGGGCTCCTGATTCAACTGTACAAATGGAAAAGTGATAATAATGTGACCAAGTTGATTGTATCTGGTATATGTATTAACGTCATCATTCATATGTCCTTTGAAAGTTACAAATCTGTCAATAGAATGGAAGAAAGCATTCATCCCTTTTCTCTTTGTAAGACCTTCATGAACTACAGCCAAGTCCGCACCCTGTGCCCAGCATAAAGAAGTTATCTGCGGATGAGCTTTGAAATATTCCAAATATTCATAAATCGCAGAAGTAATATTCAAACACTGAGTTGATTTTTCTCCAGGAAATCTATACCTGAATGAATCATAATCATCATCCAAAGTGAGCCAATAATTTATGCCATTTTCCTTAGCTAAATCAAAACAAGCATTTCTCGCATAAGTATCAATTGCTGTAATTTCCCAATTTGAGAAAAAGTCTATTCGTTTTGCAACTTTCTTCTTACTGAAAATCAAAATGTGGTCTTTTCCATATTTCTTTTCATACTCTGGAATAGATTCATCCAAATCGTCAAGAATGAAAAAATATTTTCCTTCGTAGTTACATTTCTTGAGAGTTTTTATTGTTGGATTTTCAGGTCTTTTATGAGACAAGATAAAAATCGCAAAATCATTTGGTAAGGTTCTCTGCTTCATACTTCAATTCCTTAAGAGTTTCTGTCAATTCAATATAGCCATTTTCCATAGCATCATCAAAATCAATAATTACCAAGCCTGATTTTTCCATAAGCTCCTGGACATCTTTCTCTGCCTGAGAATAGAATTCAGCAAGAAGCTGATAATTGAAAATAATATGACGAGTTGCTGCCAGCAGTAACATCTTTTTAATGTCCTTTGGTAAATCTTTCTCCTGAATTTCTTTCTTCAACTCTTCATACTTTTTAATATTGTAACAACTTTCTGCTGAGACCTTTTCTCGCATAGTTGGTACATACTGAATGTGTTTCATACTTTTGGAATAGATTCCAGAATCACATTCCTGAGCAAACAACGGATTCAAATCTGCTTTCATTTTATTTCTCCATAAAATTATTTATATTTTTATTATAAGATTTACAGCTGCAAAAATCAAATGTTTTTAATGTTAAATTTTTTGAAAATCTTTCTTATGTCTCCTTCCATTTTCTGTCTTTTAATCTTATCAAGATACATAGGTTTAACAAGTTTGTAATTTATTTCCAATTTCTTGTATAAATCACTGTTTTTATCTCTCAGCTGATTGACAGTTTCTTTTGTCTTACCGGTATAATTTTTATATCCAAGCAAAACATTTATACAATCTTCAAAAGTTACATTATTGCTGTGAAATCTTTCATCAAGACAAAGTTCTTTGAGAATCTTTGTAGGAAATCTTTCAATTCCAATTGGAATACAATCTCCTGAATCTCCTTTAATTACTTTCCAAAGCAATGGGAGATAATCTAAATCCAATTCATATTTGTGTCTGATATGTTCTCTGACATCTACAATTTCACCCAGGGTCATATCCTTTTCAAAAGATACACAAAGATTGAAGCTTCCAATGTTCTGAAGAATATCATTGTCACGGAAATAAAAATCCCAATCTTTATCAGCTTTCAAAATCAAAGTTCCAATAATGTCGTCAGCTTCATAGCCATCTTCCTTTACATAATAGACATTTTCAAAAGAAGTACAAAGGGTTATGACTGCATCATCATCCTGATGGATTTTATAATCTCTGAATTCATCGACAACTTCTTTCTTTCTGTTTGATTTGTAAGTTGGCAACATTTCTTTTCTTATCGTAGGATTTGAATCTACAGCGAGAATGACTTTTTTATATTTACTGCTTAAATCCTTGACAAAAGTATAGGTACCATAAATATGTCCTGTGGGAACTCTTTTTCCATCAATCATACAGGAAAGCTCTTCATGAGCATGTCTGTATCTGTGCATAATCCATGACAAATCTACAACTGCAATTTTATTCATTCTAACCTCTTAATAAAATTATAAGAAAATCCCTGACAAGATTTCTCTCATCAGGGACTTCTTTTTTAAGCAGCCATCAAGATTTTCTGACTTGCTTCAAGAATTGGATTTCCTACAAAGAACTGATTCATTTTATTTTCTTTGTATGTAGAAGTCTGTCTGAAAGGTAAAGCATTTGAAACATAATCAGCTGTCGCTTGGTATAATCCCCAGGCGCTTCCTTTGAAGTTCTGAAGGTCATCTTTTTCTGTATAAATTGTGTGGATTCTTTCCACAATCAATTCCTTATTCTTTTCACACTGGCCTTTGATATAGTCTGCGTTGAACAAAGCTCTGAAGAATTTTTCTTCATTAATCTTCTTCGCAACCATCTTTTCAGCAAAGTCTTCCATAGAATCCATGTACTTTACTGCAAGTCCAAGAGATTCTTTTGCCTGCTGCTTCTTGCTTTCAATGTTCAATGTATGTCGGCAATACCAAGTTCTCTGTGCTCCAGAAATTGCCATCTGAAGAGTATTATTGCAGACAACTCTTACATTTGTGATTCCTGCCATAAAAGCTGAAGTTCCATCGTGAGAGTTGGTGAAGAAAATATAATTTTCAACATCATCTCCAAGAAGATTCTTGTCAGGAAGTCTTACAAGCAAGAAAATCTTTTTTCCATTGAAAAGACTTCCAGCAGTTTCGTAGTGACATTCAACTTCGTTGTTTCCGATAATATCATCTACGAAATCAAAAGCTTCAGAATTCTGTACAATCTTGTAACGGTTCTTTACTACACCAAGTGGAAGATTTACATCTGTTCTAATATTTGCAAAGTGTCCTGGAATTTCTATTCCATTTGCAGATATTGGGAACTGCTCAACCTTCCAATCGAGATGAGCCATTTTAATTGCATCTTCTGAAGTTGGAGCATCCTCAACTACAGTTCCAATTCCGTGCCAAGGTCTTTCCTTAGCTGAAACCATCCAATCATAATCCATAAGTCCGTGTGCCATAATTTTCTCCTTCCAGATTTTTGAAGAGAATCTGGAAACTCAAAATTTTATTAGTTGAAATCTTCATAATAAACTTTACAACCTTTAATTGATACGTAAAGTCCACCAGCATCATCATAAACTTTTCTTGAAATCTGTTTTCCATCAACAGTCAAAGTAATTTTTTCTCCAAAGTAAAAATCATGCAAATCGCAAGTAATTTCTTTTACACCAACTGTTTCACAAACATCTGAATCAACCTTAAAAATCTTATTCATAATTTACTCCTTGCAAGGTTCTTTTCTCAACCTTGTAATTTCATTATAAACTCTATTTTAATTTATGTAAAGCACTTTTTATAAAAAATTTTAATTTTTTTTATTATTTTTCCAGTGTTTATTAAAATAGTGAAATTATATGAGAATAGATAAATGAATCGCATATACAGCTGTTTTCGGTCGTTTATGCGATATTTTTCGCTTTCTTATATTCTTCAAGTATGAGTTTACTGAATTCTAATTCTTTAACAGGCTCAAATAAATCTTCATCCTTATCATCGAGAACTCTTTTCAAATCTTTATTTCTCCTATTTAAAACTTCCATAATTCTTTCATCTATACTATTTTCCATTATGAGATAATAAGCCAAAACTGAATCTGACTTTTGTCCGATGCGATGAACGCGGTCTTCTGCTTGGGACATTCCTGGGGCTGTACTTCCAAACTCCATAAAAGCTACTGCCTTTGAAGCAGTTAATGTCAAACCTACTCCGGCACTCTTAATATTTCCTATGAACAATTTTATTTTAGAATCTTCCTGAAATTTATCAACCATTTTCTGTCTTTCTTTTACAGCAGTTGCACCAGTTACTGAAACACATTCTCCTTTGAATTCTTCTTCAAGAATCTTACAAGCTTCCTGATGCCAGATGAAGACGACCAATTTGTCATTTATTTCAAGGTACTCTTTTATCCAAGTTAACATTGAATTTAATTTTGCCTTAAATGAAGCCTGTTTGAGAGCTTCTATTTTATTCAATGCATTCTTTTCTTTATTTGTAATTGCAAGTTCAAGTTCACTATCGATGTCATCATAAATCTTTCTATCAGCAGCACTCACTTTCATAGGGATTACTGACCTGATTTTTGGTGGTAAATCATTCAAAACATCTTTCTTGAATCTTCTTATCATGAATGTACTTATTACTTCATGAAGTTCTTTTGCATTACTCAGTCCTTCATATTTCCAACCCCAATAGGTTTTCACAGGGTCACAATATCTCATCTTGTATTTATATTCATTGTTAAAATATTTTGGATTGAGAATATGAAGACACGGGTAAAATTGCAAAGTTTTTGTTTCATACGGTGTTCCGGAAATCATTATTTTTTTAGCTTCTGGAAGTGCAAAACAAATTTGATTCGTAGCTCTGGTTCTGATTGTATCTATTCCGGAAATATATTGAACTTCATCACCAATTATTGTTTTGAAATCAAACTTCACTAATTCATCACACCAGCCGTCAACCTTTATGACAAAATTTCTGTACTTGGTATTCAATCCAAAAAGTTTATTTTGAAGACCGTGTCTCTGATATGGGTCTACCTTTTTAATTTGTTCTTTCAGCTGCTTTATTTCTTCCTTTAATTCCAATTTATGTTTTTTATCTTCAGGGTTATCTGTTCCAAGAATGTCATAATTAATTATGAACACAGGATATTTTTCAAGAAATTCTTTTGAGAGTTTCTCGGGCTTTCGACCTTCAATTACATAAGAATCTTTTCCTGTCCAACGTTTTATTTCTTTTCTCCAGTTTTCTTTCAAACTTGCAGGAGAAATTACAAGTGCAGGTAAACTCATCCTTTGCCAATGGAGATAACTTGAAGCCTGTGGTGTTTTTCCCAATCCCATTTCGTCAGCTAGAAGTATATTACCCTCAGCATGAAGCATCATCTTCACACCTTCTTTCTGAAAAGGATAAAGTTCAAATTTTCCATCTACAGATTTGAAATCAATTTCTGTTTTCTTTTTCTTGAGAAATATTTTTGCAGATTCATCAAAAGGGTAGCCAAGTTCAAATAATTTTCTTGCATTATTTTTTGTTGGAGACAAAGCTACTGAATTTATATCAGGAAAATATTCAAAGTCATTACTTTCTTTTCCGAGTTCCAAAACTGCTTTGTAATTCTTGCTCCTAGTCAATGAAACTACGAGCCTTTCACCATCAAAAATAACCATAATATATATTATAAGAAATTTCGAGTTAAATGAAAAGGTCCTTTGACCAAGTAACGCTTAATCAAAGGACAAGGAGTAAACTTTTTAATTATTTATTCTTTTCATTCAAATAAAAATTTTCATAAACTTTCTTTTTCTTTTCTTCTTTATGTTTTAGTTTAATTTCTTTTACAACGTCAAATGGGTCATAAAACTTTTTTTGAGTTTTTTCAAAAACTGCAGAATCATTCGTATGAAAACTATCCCAATTAATTTTCAAGTATGGATATTTTCTATAGTCCTTAAAAATTACTGCAATAACCGTACCATTCACATTTGTTCCTTTCAAATGAACTCTATCATTAACAGAGTAGTGAACCTTTGCCTGAACATCTTCTTTAATTCCGTTGTCAAAATGATTTTGAAGTTTTCTGATTTCTTCCTTATTCATATATGTCTCCTTAACAATACAAAGTCCAGCCAATTTCATTCCAGAAATCTTTACAATCATTCCAGACTACTTCGGCATATTTTCTGTCCCAATTAAAATTTCGCATAACCATTGTTATACAAGGTTTTATTTTACCCTTGAATTCCCATGTACGACCAACCAACCATTCAATGAGTTTATAAGAATCTCCTTCAAGCTTTTCTTTTGCAACTTCAAGAAAATCTTTCATTGAAGGATTTATTTTCATCGATTCAATACTTTTTTCAGCAAATTCTGTCAAAGTATTATCACGATTCCTATCCCTATCATAATAGGCGTATTCATAAAGACGATTCAAAGCTAAATAAAATATTGTTGAAAAACTTGATTTCGAAACATCATATTTTTCAAGTATATTACAATAAATCAAAGCTCCGTATGCCTGAAGCTCTTCAAAATCAACTCCAGTTTTCTTGGATACTTCCCAAGCCTTCTTGTCAATCATCTTGATATAGTTTTCAAATTTTACTTCTTTCATTTTAATTACTCCCTTGTCGGTTTTTTTTAATGAGAACCGACAAACTCAAATATTTTTATTTAAATTCCAATTCGCACTTTTCAGAATTCCAAACACTTGGTCTCATCTTACAAACATTTTTATCGTTATAATCTCTAGTGTGATTGAGATTAATAAAATAAAAATTCTTTCTCCACTTACCAATTGTGTCTTTTTTCTGAACATCGTATTTCAAAACTGAACCACTTTCTGAAGTACAATAAATATATTTATCAGTGATTCTTGTAACCTTACCATTTTCGCCAAGAACACTTATTCCTGAACCACAATGGCCAATAAAACAGTCACTTCCAATTTTAACTGTTTCATCATGGAAACCTCTAAAATCATGAAATCTCAATGTAATAGATTTTAATTCTTTCATAGTTTACTCCTTACAAAGTTCTTTTCTCAACCTTGTAATTTCATTATAAACTATGTTATAATTTATGTAAAGCACTTTCTATAAAATTTTTTATTTTTTTTTGATTATTTCTCTTAATATTTATTTAAATAGTGAAATTATATGAAGATAGTCTAACAAATCGCTCCAGCGTAAGGCATCGGTCGCATGGAGCATATTTTATTAGTTTCTCTCAATTACTCTTGAGATTCCTTTTTCATTCTTTTTTACTTCAAACACTTTGTCAGCTACTTCAATAAACTCTGGTATGTGTGTAACCATCAGGATTTGAAGATTCATTTTCTTGGAAAGAGTTTTGAGAATTTCTCCTGCTCTTGATACCAAATCTTTACTAACAAATTTGAACGGTTCGTCCAGGATTATTAAATTATCAGTTCCATTCTCCAAAGCAAATGCGGCTATTCTTAAAGCAAAACAAGTCAAATCCACAACTCCGCCGCCGCTGGCTTCCATTGGGTCAATTGTTTGTCCTGTTCTTTTATCCTGAAATACAAGTTCAGCTTCAGTTTTTCCACGGCTCACTTCAAAGTTCATCTGAAACAAATACTCATCGGGAAATACAGATTCGAGAGCTAAATTCACAATGGCTTCTATATCAAATTTTAATTTCTCTTGTGTATTCTGAGCAACACTTTGAAGAAACACCTGAGCCTCTTCAATGAGTTTTAATTTCTTCTCAGAATATTCCTTTAAATCTTTTGTTTCATGAAGCTGCTTCTGAATTTGACTTCTTACACCTTTTGACTGGTTAAAAAGTTTTTCTATTTTTTCAAAATTCATTTTAACCTTCCAATTCTTCTTCAATCTGGTCCCAATCCTGAGATTCTTCCAATTCATTCATCAATTTTTCTTTTCGACTTTCATTTTTATTGAACTCAGTTTCCAACTCTTTTAATTTGTCTTTAGCTTCTTCAAGAGTTTCAAAACCATATTTCTTTTTCCATTCAGATTTAATACTGTCCTTTACTCCCTGGGATTTTGCCTTTTCAACTTCAGCTCTCTGAATAAGGTCTTTAATATTTTCAAATTCACTAGTCTTCATTCTTTATCTCCTTTATATCATCTTCACAAAATGAATTTATAAATAATGCTCCTGAAATAACTCCAAGAATATTATTTATTGTCCTATATTTACAATACAAAAATGATAACTTATGATTTATTAAATCTTCAGTTGTTATCATCTCAATTGGTTTCTCAATCTTCTTTTCAATTTCAGATTTGATTTTGTAATTCTCTGCCATGGCGGTTGTTACATCAAGTCCAAAAATCTTTCTGAGAAGTTTATTTGTATATTTGTAAATCTTCTCATAATATCTTTCTAAAACTTTCATTCCTACGCTCCCATAAGTTCCTCGATTGTTTCTTTAAGTTCTTTTGATAAGTCTGAAGAAAGCATTGCATTTCGTACATTCTCTGCATAATCCAGTGAAACACTTTCGACTTCACCAACTTTATTTGCAAATGCCTCAATTCTTTCTTCTTTCTCTTTTTCTCTCAAGATATAAGAATCATCAATAAACTCTTCTGAATCTATTATAAGATTGAACTCAACTGTATTTGTATCAGTGTCAATATAATAAAATCCAGGGTTATAATTTTTAAAATCAACTGCCTGTCTCAACAAACAACCAGGATTCACAACATGTCTTCCATTTTTCTCATAGTGGAAATTCTTGTGCATGTCTCCAAGAAATATCCATTTTGCCGATGGGTATTCCTCAAGTAAATCTTTTGCAGTATAAGCATCAACATTTGGTGGAAGGCTTTTCATATCTGGAAAACAAAGAACATGCTTGAAAATTATTTCTGCATCTTTAGTTTCTCCATCAAAGTTTTCAGCTGAAACATCCATTATTTCAATGTTTGAAAAATAATCTTTTATTTCTCCAATACCATCTGACTGTAAGAGAATACCAACAGCTGACCTATCAAGATTCTCAGAGCTATGGAACGGCAAATCATGATTGCCTGCTAAAATATACAATCCGTTGTCCAACTTCTTCGCCATCTTCTGAATCATCTGAATACAATAAAAGTTTGTTTCACCTAATGAATGAAAAATGTCTCCTACAACGAAAACAGGACAATCATTTTTATTTGCAAAAACTCTTATTTGCTTCAAAGCTCTTTCCTGAGTTTTATACCAATTTTCATCTTTTCTACATCTCGGTAGATTTGACCTGATGTGCCAATCAGCCGTACACACGAATTTTGACATTATTTTTCTCCTTTATTTAACCAAACTCTTTTACCATTAATTACTTTCCAAGTCATATTTTTATGTAAACCTTTATTCCTAATTTTATTAATTTCTCTTATTTTATTTTTTGTTTCTTCACTTAAAATATGACCTATATGAGATTCTGAAATTCTTTTTGCAGTTTCAGGTGAAACAGTTCTTCCAGGATAAAATCCATCCGGTTTATTCTTTGATTTAACATTTATTTTTCCATCAGTCCACCATTTTCTACCTTTATTTTTAATTCCCATTTTAATCCTAGTTTCATAAGAATAAATATTTGTTTTACCTTTATTATAAGGTATTTGTCCTTTATGTGATTCGCTCAATTTTTCTTTCATTTCTTTAGTGAAAATACCATTCATAGATTTTTTAATAGATTTTCTCCAATTATCGCCTAAATCACCACCAGTACCACCATCAGCAATATTATATTCAGCTTTACCTTCACTTCGATATAAATTAATAAATAATTTTTCTAAAATATCAATATTTTCTTTTATTTCAGTTATAGCCAAAATTGATTTTGAGAAATTCTCTATCCCATATTTTTCAAAAGCTTGATGAAGTAAATATCCGGAACCCATATATCGGTCATTCAAATTATTAGTTCTATGCTGACCAATATAAGTTTTTCCATTTATTTTATTTGTTATACAATAAATGCAATAACTCACTTTGACACCTCCCATTTTGTTCCTGTTCCCTTGTAAAGTTTTCTCAATATACTTCCATCTTTAACAGAATAACTACAAATAACTGAATCATCATATGGTGGATTCAAAAGTAATTCACTCAAACTCTTTTTTGGTAAAGAATAACTAAATGAACCATTTTCAAGTGTTGTTTGAATTATAAAAACTACATCCGGATTATTATCAAACAAATCCGGTCTCAATGGTATCAATGCTCCGGCTAAAATTATTGCACTTTTCTGCAACTTCGGAAGGTCATCCAAATTCACTTCCCCATATTCATAAAATCCACTATCTTTAATTGCTTCAATTAATTCTTCGTCATTCATTTCAGTTCTCCTCTACACACTTCCCATCTTTCATCTTTGCTCCACAGAATGGACAAATTGAAGGAAGTTGTTTTGTTAATTCTTTTATATTTTCTGTACAACCTAAAATTCTCTTTTCTGAAGCTTCAAATCTTTCAATATCTTCTTCAAGTTTTTCAATCTCACTTCTGTCAAGATTTATATTGTCAATGGCTTCAATTATTTTTTTCTCTTTTGAGAAATCAAAAGACTTTTTGGAAACTTCTTCAAACTCTTCAATCTGAGAATCCAAATCTTCAATTGACCTGCTCATTTCTCTATTTTCTTCATTGATTTCATCAATCTGTGAAATAAGTTTGAATTCCTTTTTAAAATCTGGATATTTTTCCTTTGAAGCAGCTTCGAACTTTCCTACACTTTCTTCCAAATCATCTTTTGTTTCTGAAAGTTCTTCACTTTTTGAATCTAATACTTTTATTTTTTCAATGAGTTTTTCTACAGAATCAATCCATTCAAATTTCTCAAGTTCCTTTTCAAGTTTCTTCTCCTGACTTTCTGAAGATTCCAATTGATTCTTCATCTTTCTTCTTGAACTCTCTGCATTTGAAAGAACTCTATCGATAATATCCAAGCGAACTATTCTGTTGAAATATTCAGCAATCTTTCCAGAACTTAATGAAAGTAAAAATGGGGCATCTTGCTGCTTCTGCATATTTGTTTCTGAAAGCATGAAAAACTTTCTGACTTCATCAGGGACATCAGTTTTTATAGCTTCTAAAACTTCCCCGTCAATTACATATTCATTTTCACTTTTTGTCTTTCTTCTGATTAAAGTTGAATTTCCTTTTTTAACTGTCACAGACATTTCTTCATTCTGCTTACCTTTTGAATCATAAGCCCAATTTGACAAAAGAACTTCTACACCCAAAGGTCTGTTATTTACCGCCCAATTCAAAGCCCTCAATATGGCAGATTTTCCATTATTGGAACTACCTATTAAAGCATTAATTCCAGGTGAAAGCTCAAGCCTGGAATCTTTATGACTTTGAATATTTTTTATTTCCAAAGATTTAATCATTTTTAACCTCTAGTTTATTATAAGATTTATTCAAGATATATTTCTGCATATCAAGCATGCTTATTTTGGGAAGTCCTTCATAATCTTTATTCCAAATAAACCAACCAGTAACTAACATTCCACATTCAACTTTTTCATCTTCTCTGAAAGGCTTATCATAAGCAATTTGTCTGTCAAAAATTAAAACATATTCAAGATGTTTCCACAATCCTTCAATATTTCTTTTATGTGCTCCAAAGAAAGTTAATTTCCCAATTGAACAAACTATATTTGAAATTTCTTTTGATTTCTTTACAAAATCATCAAATAATTTGAATGGTGGATTCATAATAATTACATCGATTTTTTCATCATATTTTTCTTTTAAGAAATCATGACCATAAATCAAATCATTTTCAATTAGTTTATTATAATTTACAATTCCAGATTCTCTAAGTACATTACCAATGGCGTATTTTCCGCAACATGGGTCCAAAATAATTTTATCTTTTATTTGTTCATTAAAAATTGACATTTGAGAATTTAACAATTCCTTTGTCATACATTTAGGAGTCTGATAAAAATCATTTAATGGTCTTTCATTCTCAGGCTTTCTATTTCCAAAATTCTTACCTTTCATTATTTTTTCCTTTCTCAAACAATCTTTCAAAAGTTTCCCACTCCATAATGACTAAAGGCTCATGGCCAATAGTTTGTTTTTTGAAAACTACAAGCCAATCACGGTTTTCTTTTTTATTATCTCTCGCCTGTCTTATCCAATCCGGAATGGATAAAGATTCACAACTTTTACACTCAATGTCAAATGGGAATTTTTTATAAACTTCGCCACGTAATACAATATCAGTCCCATGCTGACCCATTTCTCGAGAGTGAACCAAACAATTATCATCTGACTGAACAAACTCTATTCCAAATATTTTTGCAATACGGTCACAAATCCAATATTGAAGCCCCCGACCTTTTCCTTTTCTTGAAGACACTTTTATTGTTTTTTCTGCATTATCAAATTTCTTGATAAGTCTCAAACATTCTTTTTCTCGTTTAGCTCTTTCCTTGGTCAATTCCATATCCTGACCATAAAAACCCATTTTCAAGGAATCTATCTCTCCCTGAAGACACCCTTTGATAAATTTTGATTCATCTTTTGTGAACAACATCTCTTTCATTTTCTTTTCCTTAAAAACTTAAAATTGAACCTTTCTTTTTCTTAATAGACATTATTATTTCCACAGCTTTTTCTTTATCATGAAATTTCTGTAGATATTCCAAACATTCACTTCTTGATGGGAAGATTCCACCACCTTCTTCAACAAAAATTGGTGTATCACCTTCCCACCAAAAGCCTAAATGTCCTTCGCGACAAATGACAAACATTATTCTGCACTCTCCAACTGTTTTGAATAATATTTTTTCTTACGATTGGATTTGATTGAATCTTCAAAATTTTCCCATTTTTCAATAACTCTGTTTCTGAGTTCATCTTCAAGATTATTTTCCTCAACGTAAGCTATGACTTCATCACGTGTCATAGTGTCGCCAAACTTTTCATTGAACTTTGATTTGTAATCTTTCTTCGACTGAATGAACGCAAACATATTATCGGCATCGGAACCGTCCATGTCATAATACTTTGAATTTTCAAATCTCTCATACAAATCAAATTCTTCAAGGAACTCTTTCAAAGATTTTTTATCAAAGTTATTATCTCCATCCCATTTGATTGCATTAGCTTTCTTGTTGAGTTCTCCTTTATCGGTTCTCAAGTCAAAAAGATAATCAATGCTGGTACCAATATCGTCAAGTCCATAATCATAAAGGAAATTGAAGAAGCATTCACGATATGGTCTTGGTGTCTTTGATTTTGTAGTTTTCGCTTTTACTACATTTCCAACTGGTGTATCTTTTCTCAGAATCTTCTTTGCTCCAGCCAACCAGATAACTGAATGAGCATAAAAGTCCATTGCCTTTCCACCTGAACGAGAATATTTTTCAAAACTCATTGCATCAATCTTTTCTCGAATTTGAGAAATTATAATGACCAATATATTTTTCTTTTCAATTTCCGAACAAAGCTGTGGAAAGAATTCCTTTGAAAGGTATTTTTGTTTGCTCATAGCATAGGTTCCGGTTTTAAGCTTTGCCCCTTTACCTTCATCAAATTGTTTCTTTCTCTCTTCAGCTCTTTCATCATCTTCATAAGAAGTAAGACCATCAAGAGAATCTACAACGTAAATCCCACATTCATTTTTTCCAAGTTTGTTTGCAAATTCTGCAATATTACAAAAACACTCTTCAACATTTTCTGAATGAACTCGCTCTTCAATTACTTGCGGCATAATCTCAAATCCGTACATAGATTCTGTATCAAAACTATATCCAGATTCACAGTCATCATAAACCCATCTGAATTTCTTTCCAATGTTATAATGAGCCCAAGCGATAAACTCATTACTCAAGAAAGTTTTTCCTGCAGATTTATCACCTACAATGTTTATAAACTTTCCTGCTGGAACACCAAATATACCTTTGTTTCCACCAACCACCAAATCCAAAAGCTCACAGCCGCACTGAAAATAAATCGGTTCAGCTTTTTTAGTTTCCATATTTTTCTTCACTACCATGCTTACGGATTCTGACAAATTCTCTAAATTCTTCGATTTTGACATATTTCACCTTCTTTATTCCAATTTCGATAGTTTTCAAATTGCTTTCTTTGATTAAATAATAAATTGTATCCAAAGGGATATTCATTTTCTCAGAACACTCTTTGAATGAACAATATCCGTCTGGGGCTTTCTCAAGTTTCTTCTTCATCCATTTTTCAAAATCTTCCTGAATAAAAATATTTCCGCCAGATTTCTTAATAATGAATCCATTCTGAAGTCCAGCCCTATAAAGTCCCATTCTTGTTATTTTTATCCCTTTTGCTTCACATCTTTCATACACCTGTTGAAACTTCATTTCCTTATCCTTTATAAAACATAAAAACTCCTACCAAATTTCTTCAGTAGGAGTTCGCAGTAAATCTTTATTTATTCACTTGCTTTTACGCACTTATCCCAAATGTCGCAGTCGTCACAGTCATCGTATTTATCGCAATCTTTTCCAAACTTATGCTTGAATGGACATTCTGGACAATCACCTTTACAATCTTTCTTTGAAGATTTCTTTGCGGGTTTTTCTTCCGGCTCATCTTCGTCTTCATCTTCATCATCTGATTTAGATTTCTTTGAAGGCTTTTTTGCAGGTTTCTTTTCTTCTTCCTCGTCATCTTCGTCTTCATCAGAATCTTCATCCTCTGATTCTTCTTCATCATCGTCTTCATCTTCTGGCTCAGGCTTAGATTTAGATTTTGATTTTTTAGATGGTTTTTCATCTTCTTCGTCATCATCCTCATCTTCGTCTTCCTCGTCATCTTCATCATAAGATTTAGACTTTTTTGAAGATTTCTTTGAAGGCTTCTCATCTTCATCTTCATCTTCTTCATCTTCATCTTCTTCATCTTCATCTTCGTCGGAATCTTCTTCATCATCACCATAAAGAATTTTTTCAACTTCTTCATAAGTCGGAACTGTAAGAAGTTCATCAAAACTGATTGCAGAATCAAGAAGCTCTTTACTGATTGGCTCATCACGGTCTTCAAAAGCAAATGATTTGAACTCTGTGAATTCCATATTGCCTTTTGTTGTCTTTGAAGCTCTGAACTTGATTTCCATTCCTTCTTCAGGGTCTGCGAAATCAATGAATCCACCTTCGTCATCATCTCTTGCTTCTTCAATGAGTTCCTTTTCAAACAAATAATGAGAAGTTTCGAAAACCTTCAATTTTCCAGGTTCTTTCAAATCCTCAATATTGTAAGCTGCGCGGCGTGAAGGCTTGAGTGCCTTTGCTTCTTCTTCCTTTCCTTTCTTTCTCAATGATGCAGCATATTCACAAATTGGACAAGGCTTTCCATAAGTGTTCTTGAGACACAATACGGACTTTTCTGCAGGACCAACTCCACGATGAACGTAGAAATCCATAATATAATCCTGCTCACCAATCTCTGCTTCACCACGTTTTACAAGCGGGTGATTCTTGCTCTTGATTGTATAAGGAATGATATTGATTCGATGCTTTCCTTCTGTTGGTGAAAAGAATGTAACTTCGCCATCATAATTACGATAGTTAATTACTCCGCCTTTCGAAGAGCTTCCACCATCTCTCGAACCATAACTTGATGAATAGCGTTTTGCCAAGCCGCCGCTCTTTTTCTTTTTGTTGACCATTTTTCAACTCCTATTTATTTAGATTTTTTCTAATTTCTCTTGCTGTTTGTTCATTTGCATCTTTTTTAGATGTATCACTTGCATTTGGCAAAGAGTAATATCCAGCACAATACAATTTAACAAGATTGTCCAATTCAGACTTTCTATGTTCAAACGCTGAAACTGCAACTGAAAGTTTTGCAGAAATATCTTCAGCCTTACGAAGTTTGTTTGTAGCTTCAAGAACTTCTTCATCCTTAAGGATATTGGCATTAATCATTGCCTCAGTTACTTTTCCACTCTTGGACAATTCTTCTCGAATCGCAACACTTCTCTCAGCCTTAACTAATTCCAAATTGTCTTTGGCCTTAGCAGCTTTTGTTTTTGCTTTAGCCTGAGCCTCAGCATATCTGAAATAAATTGAAGAATGGCTCAAACATTCTTCATCCAATCGGAATTTGTTTATTGACAAATCTTTCTCAAAATCAAATTCCTCATCTTCTTTTTCTTTTGCAAGAACTTCTGATTTTTTCATTAATCACCTCTGCTTATATTATAAGATTTGTAAACAAGTTTTTATCCAAGCAAATCTATGTAATCCAAAAGAGCTACAGTGATGGCGTTCTTTCCATTACGATATGTATCAGCCTGACTAAATGCTTGAATTGCAGCAGCTGCCATTGGATTAAACTTATTACCATTCAAAAGAACCGCATTCATATAACCCATGACTCCCTGTCTTATTTTCTCAGGGTCATCAGTATCAATACTTTTTAAGATTCTGGCAAGTATTTGAAAGTTTGAATTTTCTTTCAATAATGCTCTACAAAGTTCAATACTTTCTTCATTTTCTGAAACTGTTTCTTTTTTAAGGATTGAAAATCTTTCTTCATCTGAATCCAATCCGATAACTTTTGCAAGAAGTTTCAACGCCTTTCTACTTCCACCCTGAGCTATTTCAATTATCTTTTCATATACTTCAGGGTTAAGTTTTACGCCTTCTGCTCTTGCAGTTCTTTTAAGCAAATATTTCATTTCTTCATCTGTAAGTGGAGAAACATTAACAATGGAACACCTTGTTTTTAATGGAGCAATGAGTTTCTGTGGGTCTGTGGTACAAAGGAAGAAATATACATGTTCAGGAGTATCTTCAAAAGCTTTCAAAAATGCATTCTGAACTGGAGCCAACCACTGATGACATTCATCAAAAATCCAAACCAATGCATCACCATCACCTGGATTATATCTCATTTTTTCTTCAACTTCACGAGCGGTATCAATACCTCGATTCTTAGCTGAATTTATTTCAGTAATTGACAAATCCCCTGCTCCAACTTCTTTTGCCATAATTCTTGCAATTGTAGTTTTTCCACAACCTGCAGGACCAGTCAATAAAAATACATGAGAACCATTTTCCATTTCACTTTTCAGACTTTTAATTGCAGTCTCATTTCCCACAACTTCTTCAAGTGAAGTTGGTCTATACTTTCTGTACAATTCTAATTTTTCACTCATTTAATTTACCTCTGTTTTATTATAAGATTCTTTCAAGAACAAAAATTCATCTGCATACGGAAGAGATTTTGCCCAATTTATGAAATTTTCTGACCATTCTGTTAACTTATGATTCTGACGATAAGTTATCATATTAAGAATATTTTCATAATTCATTGTTATAGTTCTTGTCTGAAGCCAGCTTTCAGGAAGAAGTCTAATGAGTTCCTTCCAATAGCGTTTGTCTTTTGTTTCAAGATATTTCAACCTTATTTGTTCTAATTCATTGAGAAAATTATTCCAAAGATAATCAGTCTCATAAGTTGCAAGCTCCTTAAATCCTTCAAATTCAACTCCTGTTTCAAACTCTTCATAGGTAATGTTTTCGTAATCATCCATTTCAAAACATTCTTTTGTAATTGGAGTTGATGCTAGTTTGTGCATA